TACCTGCCGTTGCGCCGTTGTCTCGCATTGAAATTTGCGGAATACTACTAGAGAGTATTGATTGTTTTGCTGATCCGTATTGAGATGTTCCGCCAAGCAACATGTTACCACTAGCATCCAGCGTCATATTTTGATTAAAAGTAATAACGCCATCTTTTACTGGCGTTCCGGTTGATGACAACCAAAGATGATTTCCACCGTATTGCCAGTATTGCGAAGCTGACGCAGCGGAAGTATAGCGCCATGCAGATGATGAGTAATATGCGTTTTGACTTAAGAATATTTGAAGATTATTGAATGCTGATAACGAACCACCAGCGCCAAAATCAAACGCTTTAAATGTGCTTGTCCAAGCACTCGGAGCCACACCTAGACCAAGATTACCAGAACTATCAAGACGCATACGTTCTGTATTATTCTGTAAAAGTATCAATGGATTATTAGTAATAGTACCAACAAAACCTAAATTTGTTCCATAACCAGCGTTTGTAGAACCTGTTAAACCAATTCCTAATGCTTGCCCGCCGTCGTTATAACATCGCAATGAACCAGCATTACCAGCGCTAGTACCAGTTATACGCGCTTGAAAGTCTGTTGACGCTTGAGAAACGTGTAATAGATTTGATGGTGAATTTGTACCAATACCAAGATTACCACCAAAGTAGTTAATGTGGTCTGTAGCGTTCTGATAAACACCATACTTGTTAGTTACTGTGCCGGTAGCAGCAACGGTCACACCAGCCAAGTAAGCATCATAGTAATTGGTTAGTGTACCTGTTCCAGATCCTGATGCTGCACCGACTTGAGCAACAGTATAAACACCATAGGCAGTTGTTGATGATCCGCTGAATCCTGCCAATGCGCCGATATAATTTGCAAAATTACCACCATACATATTAGTAATAGTGCCGTTATAATTATAAGCGGCACCTAAAAGACCAAAAGCATTTCCAGAAGTATAACTTATTGATGTGTTGGTGCTATTGTAATGACCAGCAAGAGTTATAGATCCATAAGTGGCAGAATTTGTTGCTGTTGATATATCATTATTAGAATTTCTGACAGCACCACTGTATGATCCATATAAAATAACTCTATCAGTGCCGGTAGAACTTGCAGCAATAGGAATATTAAGAGTACCGTAACCTACTGTGGTATAACCATTGGTGTTCAATAGAGGTTGATTGAATTGACCTATTGCTGTGAATTGGGCAACAGATGAAACCGTGTTTGGATTGCTAAAGAATCCGAGATATAATCCACTGGTAACAATATTTCCGGTAAGTCCAATAGTATTGCCAAGTTGTGTCGGTGTTCCTGTAACACCAACAGTTCCGTTTGCTATTTGTAATTTATACGATGGGCTACTCGTACCAATACCAACGTTACCATTAGAAACAAAATAGGCAGCGTTGCCAATAGTTACGTTATTAGTACCAACAACGATAGAGTTGGCAGACACTGTTCCTATAGTACTGATAGTTCCTATTGGTACGTCTGTCGGTCTTGGTCCGATGAATCCTGACAACTACGTTAACTCCATTACAGATAATATGGCGTCTATAGAACTGGCTGTATTAGAAACAACGTAAATCGCGTGACCGGTCTGTAGAGCAATCTTGTTAATTTCTAGAGAACCGCCGACGGGAATAGGAGCTAGCGAAACGACAGACGTGTTGCTCGTCCCGTTATAGTGATAGACGTTGGCGGTTACTGGAGATGTGGTGATATTAGAAAGGGATAGAGTCAACAACATAGCGTTAGTCGACGAAGCAACTGTATATGAACCAACTTGGGTATTAGTCGTTCCAACCGCTCTGCTTTGAAAGTTCTTAAACGTAGCTGGCATACTTAATTCCTTAACTTAAAGCGACTGCAATTGCCAATGCGGTTGTTGGATTATAATCAATACCATTAATATATATCGACGTACTATTTATGACGCAGTTCGAAACTGAGTTTCCAAAGGTAATGGAGGTGGCGTTAACAGCGACAGAGTTAGCGGCTGTGTTTACCGTTAGATACTGACCTAATAGACCGATATTTTGATTCTGTGCCATTTATTACCTTTTTAATTATTATTTATTATTATTTAATACCTAGTAGAGTTTTAAGTTCATCGACCGTAAGACCAGCAGCTGCAAGCTTCTCTGCAGGCGTTAGTGGTGTTGGAACTGGATCTGGATCTGCTGGTTCAGGCGTGTTTCCTTCTTCTACCCATGCGAGATACGCCCTATAGTCGGAGTTTGCTGGATCGTTAGGGATGAAAGCGTTGTCTTCAATTCGAATGATAGTCGTTGAATTTGTTAGTTTATACATGATAATCTCCTGTTATAATTCTGATGATGCTGTGTAGTGGACGTATGATAGTGAACTGGCCTGTGCCCCTGTCGGTCTAAAGAAGAAAGACGTCGTGCCTATATTGAATGCTCCGGCAGCGCCCCACAGCGCCCCACCATTTAATATCGACTGCGCTGAACCTGCGGCACCATACGTATAAGATAAGACGTTAGAACTACCAGCGCCGTCCCATAGAGTAATACTAGGTGCTGCTCTCATCGCAACTGGATACTGTATAGCTCCATATGCACCACCAAGTCCAGACGCTCCTTGAAAAGCTCCACCCTGCAAACCTACCTGTGTTGCCGTTCCTGGTATTGTTCCTATGTCATAACTCTTTGAGAAGTATCTCTGACATAGAGTCATCTCAGTTCCAAAGTGTCTTCTCTCAAATGCGGTGGCAGTTGTTCCTACTTCTAGCTGCACACCTGTGATATAAAATGTAGCGCCATTAGTGCCTACTACTGAAACGTTTCCTGCAGGAGCGTTATAAAAACCAGATGACCAAACATTTGCTGTTGTCGATTGAGAGGTACCGCAACCAAGACTTATATATACACGAATTCCTACACCATTATTTGTTAACCATGTTCCTATAGTATCTCCTGGAATTGTCATAGATACATATTGCCAAGTATTAGGAGTATTAATTGTGTATGTGTATGCATATGATCTAGAAACATCTGAATTTGATAATGATCCACCAAACAGTCCTGTTAGACTAGATCTTACCCAAAAAGATAGTGTTACGGGTCTAGCACTCGATGTTCCCCAGCTTAAATCAGAAATATTATATCCTTCAACACCCTGTTGTAGCGTGAACCAATCTGTTGAACTAAGAGAATAAGAAGAAAGTGAAGTTATACCAAGATAATTAGTAAATCCTACTGGTGGAGTAATTGATCCAGCGTTCTGTTGAAACGAATATTTTGAAGACTGAGTGGCATTAGTAGCCCACCTATCAAGACTGTATGCACTTGTAGTTACGGTGTTAGCAGTTCCTGCAAATCTCTGATCAATTCTCATGTCGCCATTTATGATACGATTCTTCATACCCTGATACTGATTGATAGGAGTACCAGCAATTGTGACGTTGCCATTAGCGTCGAACGTCATAGTGTTTGACGATGAGGGGTGTTGAAGATTTATAACTTTAAGTGTTGACATTATATACCTTTATAATTCTGCTGATGCTGTCCATGCTCCATACCACAAAGAAGAACCATATGCGGTAAATCCTGCAGATGAAAGATTTACATTTAAGCAAAAACCCATAGTTGTTGCCTGTTGGACAGTTAAAGATGCATTTACCCAAGAACCGCTGGTGTAAACTGACCAGCTACCAGCAACTGGGCTAGTAACAAGGTTAGTATTTATACCAGATATAGTAGGAGTAGCTCGCATTGCAGTTGGAAATGCGAGCCAAGGAGAATAACCTGATGTTGTGGCATATGTTCCAAAACTACCAGAAGAAAAACCTGGACCGCTATATACAGATCCATTAGCAGGAACTGGTGTTTCTGGACCAGCATTCTTACAGAAATATCTTTGACACAAAGTTAGTTCTGTTCCATAAGGTCTAATTTCAAATGGCGTGGCTTTTGAGCCAGCTTCTAGCTGAACGCCAGTAATATAGATTGCAACTCCAGAAGCAACTGATGTTGTTGTGACAATTTGAGGTAACAGAGTCAGCGCATTAGATGGAACAGTAAATGTTGCAGTATATCTAACATAAGATGATGTAGCGGTTACTGATACTGCGCTACCGAGATTCGTCCATGATCCAGAAGCAGGATTATCTGCTGATGTACTATAATATAAATTTATATTTATTCCAGTATTAACTGATGCTGCTAAATAACAGCTTACTGTTACAGTTTGACCTTGTAGATCGTAACAATTTTTAGTTTCAATTGGTTGTTGTATCCACATTATAGCAGTTGAACTTGCAAGTAACTTAATAGCATTCTGAAATCCAGAAGGAACAAATGACGTTTCTTGAGAAAATGTAGTAGTATTTGATGCGTTTTCATACCACCTATCAACTGTTTGATAACCAGCAGACGTGCTAGATGTACTTCTCTGCCATATCTGCATTGCACCATTAATAATACGATTTCTAAAACCAGTTGCATTACCACTAACAATTGTGCCAGATGTTGTTAAGTTGCCGCTTGAATCCCATGATGGTGCACCAGACGAAAGCATCGCAGGAGCAACAGTACCGCTGTCTCCAGTAGTAACAAGGTTGGCATTAGTAGCAGGAACAGTCAGCGTAGTAGTCGCTGCAGTGTTTGCTGGATTAATTGTTACTGAACCACCACCTGCTGAGTTTAGTTTAATTGGCATATTTTAAAATCCGTAATGTTCTTCGATTATAATGATACCTGATCCACCTGCGCCACCAGCATAACCACCTGTTCCGGCAGTTCCTGCTGTTCCACCAGCGCCTACTGTATATGAATAAGATGATGCCAGAGAAGATATTATAGCGTCAATATAAGCTCCTGCTCCACCACCACAACCGCCAATGAAGTTAGTATTAGTACCGCCACCAGCACCACCACCACCAGATCCAGTATTTGTTGCTCCTGCAAATCCAGCTTGTCCTGCGGCTCCTGCTGGCGCTCCTGCTGATCCAGCACCACCAAAAGGAGAAACTCCTCCATGACCACCAGCAATTTGTGGTGTGGAACTATAGTTATTATAAGAAGCGCCTCCCATACCACCGAATAAACCAATTCCAGAAAAACCAGAACCTAAAGTTGGTGTGCCACCAACGCCGCCATTAGAATTTCCACCATATCCACCTCCACCTCCGCCAGCAGTTGATGACCCAAAAACAGTATTACTTCCACCTCCACCAGTTCCTGCAACGGCTGATGAAGTATTTGATGATCCACCTGCGCCACCACCGCCACCAACCATTCTAACACGTAACCAAGTAACACCAGTAGGAACAGTATATGTACCAGAACCTGATGTAAGAACAGTCTGAGTAGGTCCTTTGATACCAGACATAGTTCCAGAACCAGTCATAGATATATTTGAAGTGCCAGTAATGGTTCCGGATCCGTTTATCTGTACTGCCATACTAACCTCTTAAGAAATAGTCCAAGTAGAACCAACTGGAACTGTTACGTTGATGCCGACATTTATCGTGATCGGTCCTGGTGAGAAAGCGTTCATACCAGATGTGATAGAGTAATCTGCAGCTACGGTGGTAGTCGTCTCGTAGAACGGAGTGGCAGCGAGCGTGATAGCGCCATTAGTATATATGCTGCTGTTCACGACCAACGGGCCACTGAAGCTAGTATTACCAGCGATGGTAACGTTGTTCAGATACGTATTACCCTGAACGACTAGATTGTTGCCTACAGATACACCGTTACCAGAAGTGACGAGTTGGTTTACTCCAACAACCAACCCATCAGTTTCTAGTTGTAGCTTGTTTAATGACATTTATTATGCCTGTGCTTCCGTCCATGATAGACGACCCTGAACGACTGCGTTAGCTGTACCAATATTAGTAGCAACAACTGTAAGTACGTCTGGACCGTCTGGGTAGATATTAGTGCCAGGAGTATTTGTTAGACCACCAGCAAGAATAGAATTACCAAGATCTCTAAGTTTTGTTAGATCTGCAGAAATAACTGATTGGTTTGTAGAACCAGCAGAGTTCACTGCATAGAACCCGTAGATCACTTCACCGCCAGATACATAACATGGACCAGTATGATCAGCAATCTGAGCTAGAGACGAAGTACCAGTTGCGATACGAGCAAACGAAGAAAGGTTTCCGTTTGGACCAGTATAACCTGTTGTTGTACTGGTTGAAGCAATTGGTGTACCGTTTAGAATAAGCTGGATCAAGAACGAACCGTTAACAAGAGAGTCCGTACTATTTAGAGTCAACTGCATACGATTGATAATTTCTTTCAATCCTAATGAGTTAGGAACACCAGAATCGACTGCTGGTGATGAACGAACGCTAAACATAGCAATTTGTTGGTTATACTGAACTGTTGCAGAACCAGTACCAGTACCTGCCTGAGACATAGTAATTGTATTATTTGTTGAACCAGCTGCAACAGAATAAACATATGTACCAGCAGGAATGTTGTTTCCTGATAGAAGCATTCCTGGCCAGATCGGAACAGTGTTGGCGATTGATACTGTATTTGAACCAGAAGTAACAGTTACAGATGCTACGTTACCCGAAATAGCAGTGGTCTGGATCGTCTCACCAAACGTAAAGATAAGTGATTTATCGTTATCAAACTGACCATCCATGATAACAGAAGTACCCCAGTGAGAAATAGTTGGAGCAAACTGTGGAGCATGAAGATATACACCAATTGGTGCTGTCGCAGAATACGTATGAGCAGCGTTAGCAGAAGCCATCTGGTTGAAGTTTAATGTAACTGTACCAGTGGCAGTCGCTGCCTGAGACATAACAATACTATTATTTGGTGAACCAGTTGTAATTGAATATACATAAGTACTTGTTGGAATACCTGTACCAGTAATTAACATACCAGGTTGGATGCCAGTAAGAGCACTTGTTGTTGTTAGTAGGGCGCTATTACTTGTTGTTAATACAGAAGCAACAGTATTTGATGCCTTACCTCTGGTCAAACCAGTAAATGTATTTCCAGAAATACCAGTATAGTTTACATATTCGTAAGAAGCTGGATCTGAAATAAGCAATGTACCATTACTTGGAAAACCTGAAGTATTACTTACCTGAAGAATTGAAGTATTAACACCATCAATTGAAGCACCAAGAACTGTCTTTGGTGCAATGGTATTTGTTTCATATCGACCTGGTAAGTTACCAGAACGCATCCATGCTTCATTATTTTGGTTACTGTTTACGAAACGATGGCAGTAGAACACCTTACCTTGTGTGTCTCTGAATCCCATACGAAGTGAACCAGCGCCATACCAAGAATAATCTAGATAGAACATCTGCATCTTGGAAAGATCAAGAACAAGTCCTGAAGGACCAGTACCATCAAGTTTATCAATATTAAACTGAGATTGTGGAACACGTATATCAACTGTTTTAGAAACAATAGCATAAGATGGTGCAGTTAAAGTTGAACCACGATATGGTGGTGAAATTGTCATAGATGTATCAGAAAGAATATCTAATACTCTATATGAACTACCACGAATAACAATGAAATCACCAGGAACTAATTGTTTACTGAACTTTGTAGTAACGCCATTGATAGTAGCGCCAGTTACAGTAGCTGAACCGTTTGTGACTGTTACCTGACCAGCGATCTGGTCTGTTGATCGTCTACGAACTGCCCAAAGAGTCTGACCATCAAACTCAAAGAACATACCATTTTGGCTATCAAATAGACCAAGACGATTTGCTGCACCATACCATCCAGTTACAGAAACTACTGGCAGACCAGTTGCTGGTGTGGCTGATGGTGTTGATAAGGCAGTATACTGAAACTGGAATGCATTAAGAACAGCTGTAACAGTAAACGATCCATTATAGGCTGTTTCGTTTGCACTAGATACAGTAATTGTTGCGCCTACATTGATCTGATGTGCTATCTTTGTAGTAACAGTTACAGTTGTACCTGAAGAACTAATATCATCAACATTAATATTTGGTTTTAGAATTGTACCAGTAGAGATCTGAATACCTTTACCTGATTGGTAGCGGAAATATCTACGTGTCTGACGAATTGTCTGGTTGTTATGTGCCTGATTACCTGTGGTAAATTGAACACCACCATCAAACGCACGATGTAGATATACACCATCTGGTCTTGGATAAACGATAGCGTTAGTGACAGTTCCAGATGGAGAAGTTGTTGTTAGAACTGTGAACACTGTGCTGTTGGATACGGACGCTATCTGATAAGAAGAATTAATAGGACCACCTGAAGTCACAGAAGAGTTAGCAATATAACAACCATCACCTACCTGTAATCCATGTGGTTCTGTAGTAGTAATAGTAATAGTATTACCAGAAACTGTTGGCTGTGATGATAGAGTATAAGCAGCACCAGTATAGAAAGCACCAGTGTAAACCTGAGTTAATGCAGAATTATAGATCGAACCAGTGGTGCCTGTATATGGATATCTTGCAGTATAGGTGAATGCAGTTGAGTTTGTTGACTCAACCATGAATGGTCCATTACCACCAGAGAATGCAGAATCTTGCATCAAGAATGGAGTACCATTTGCTGGTGGTGTTGATGTGTAAACTGCAATAGTTGCAGATCCATTAGTGGCATTAGCATTAGAGATAGTAAATGGATTCTGTGTGTTAACATAGAAGCTAGGACGATTATTTAATAGAGTAAGTGTTTCCCACTTAGTTGGCTGAAGACCGTACTCAAAGTCAGTATCAATAAGAGCTTGTGGCTGTGAAGTTCTGATCTTTCCAACTGGATCAAGATATGCTTCGTCAGGAGCAAACAATTCTGCTGGTTCATCAACAACAATCTGTAATTGTGAAGAAGATGACATTGCAGTTGTATTATAGTTAAGTACAACTGTTGTTGTTGGATTAGTTGTGTTTGTTCCCTGTGCGATAGTATAAGCAGTCGCAGTCAGCGTTGGGTCACTGAAGTTATAGATTACCTGGTTTGTGGTAACGTTAGTGATCAGCAAGAGACGCTCACGTGGGATTACCCTTGGAATCACTACCGTTCTTGTTGATGGTGTAAATGTATATTGGGTATCTAAAATAACTCTTCTTGCCATTGTTAAATTTCCTCTATGGTCCGAACATTATATTTAGGGCAGAAAACGGTGTCTGCTTGTATGAAAAACTTGGTGCTAAATCTTGGCTGGTCCTGTATGTTCCATAAAAACTCATGCCTCTTGTCGGTGCTGTGGCAAAAGTGATGGTAGAACCGCTTAGTGTAAACCCAGATTTAAACGTCGAAATTTCTGATAGATTATGAAAATCATATACGTAACTGGCAGGAGTTAATGGAATCCCACCAATGACTATATTTATCATATTTGGATTTGTGGGTGTTACTGGAGCGCTGTTGACCGTTAGTGTGAAAGAATTAGTAGTCACTCCGTCAAAATAGTATGATAGATCATCAAGTATGTATGTGGTGCCAACACCCTCACCATTTGCATAACCATAAGAATTGGCAGTAAAGAAAGCGTTAGCGTATACGGTGTTTGATGCCGTATTTACTGTTAAGTAAGCGCCAAATTCTGCTAGTTGGAAGTCTATTGCCATTTGTTACCCTGTTAGTGTATTTAATAGTTGTAATGTTCTTCGATGAAGATGATACCTGAACCGCCCGCACCACCAGCATAACCATTGGTACCAGCAGAACCAGCTGTACCACCTCCACCTACTGAATATGAATAAGTAGCACTTGGAGAAGCAATTATAGCATCAATGAATCCTCCTGATCCACCTCCTCCACCACCAGTTACAAGATTTGTTGTACCCGCACCACCACCACCGCCACCGCCTGTATTTGTTTGGCCAGCACCACCAGCATTATTATATTGAACGCCTATAGCACCACCACCAAAGGCAGAACTTCCACCATTACCACCATTTGAGTAGTTACTTCCTGCTGCTGCTCCACCACCGCTACCATTGAATCCACCACCACTAAATCCAGATCCTAATGTTGCACCTCCACCAGCACCACCATTAGCACCTCCACCCGATCCACCTGAAGCAGTTGAACCGCCAAATGTAGTAGCACCTCCGGTACCTCCTGCAGGATTTGTTGTTCCTCCTCCTGCGCCACCTCCGCCACCTCCAACCATTCTAACTCTCAACCATTTAACACCTGTGGGAACAGTATATGTACCTGAACCAGATGTATATATGGTTTGTGTTGGTGATTGAATTTTTGGAGAATTATCATGATCATAGACTGTCGCAGAAGAAATATACCAAGTAAGCGGAGAACCTGATGTTGGTGTAGGACTGCCTGATATATAATAGAAATGTGTTGAAGAGAATGTTCCAGAATCACCGCAACGAACAACATACACATAATCTTCCCACTTACCAGTTCCAACATTATCTGTTGCCCAATAACCATTACCTCCTGTTCCTGTAGGATTAGAAGCAAAATTTAAAGTATAACCAGAAGGTAATTTTGCTTTAAAAACACATGTAATAGTTGCATTTGCTCTGGTTGAAGCAGCAAAAAAGAAACCGCCATATCCAGGTGTTTGACCAGAACCAGTATGTTGTACCTGTAACACATAACCACTATTAGATGGTGTTCCAGATGGTGCTGAAATTCTAGTTATTGTTGTCTGACCTGATCCATTATTATCATATACGTTTATTGAATTGTTTCCAGAAAAGAAGTTTATATCTGGATATAGACACTGGCCTGTTCTATAAATTGCCGTTGATATTCTATTCTGACCAGAAGTGGAAGTACCATCTACTGAGTACCAATTTAATTTAGTGTTGTTGTATATCTGGCCATTAGTTAGATATAATCCACTGTTAATATAAAGATTCAACAAATTTGTAGTACCATTTGGATCAACATAATAAGCAGTATTATCTGTGTCGTAGAAAATTGGTGCTCTAAAATCAGAAGTTGCTCTACCAGTTCCAGTAACATCTAATTTAAAACTTGGACCACTAGTAGCAATGCCTAAATTACCAGAAGAATCGATGCGCACATATTCGGTTAATGTTCCTCCAGGACCTACACCACTACCACCAGTAGTAAAACTAGTACCAACACCAAATAATAAATTTCTATTTGCCGATTGTATAAAAGTTGGTCCAGTATTACCAGCAGAATCACTATTACCCATAAGAATCAAAGAAGCACCGCCGCCTCCTGTTCCATATGGACTCATATTTAAAACTCTTTGTCCAAAACTGGTTGTTGCATTAATATGAATTTGACCTAAAGGCGTTCCGACACCAATTCCAATATTACCATTAGAGTCAATACGCATACGCTCTGAAGGAACACCGTAGTCATAAAAAGAAAGATAATTAGCATTATCAGGAACAAAAAGACCAAAAGCACTATTAGGTGAGATTAATTGTAATCTTGCTACGTTACCAGCATTAGTATTAACCTGCGATACTATACTAGATGTGGTTATATTAGATAAAACTTGTAATTGACTAGTAGGTGAAGTTGTACCAATCCCAACATAACCATTAGACACAAAATAAGCAGAAGTACCAATGGTGAACGTGTTAGTAGCTGTTGAGTTTACAGATATCGAACTAGCACCAATGACAGTGTTCACTGATGAATTACCAATCACCAAAGCAGCAGGAAACGTGATAGTATTAGCGGCGGTGTTTACCGATACTTCCTGACCAAATAGACTTAGTTGTTGGTTCTGTGACATTAGTTACCTTTATGGATGAGATGCTTTATATTCATCAAATTCTCTTTTTAATTCTTGTAGTGCTGCTGTTAGTGTAGCAACCAATTTAGACGCATCAACGCTTTGATATTTTGGTTTACCCTTTTTATCAATATCATCTTTTTCTCCAACAACACATTCTGGAGCAATTGCTTGTAACTCATGAGCAATAAAACCAATTCCATCAGTATCATCAGATACCCACTTAAATGTAACTGGATTTATTTTCATTATTTTTGACATTGCATTTTGTATTGGTAAAGTATCTTTCTTTAATCTATAATCTGATGAAGTTGCATATGTAGTAGTAGTTCCACTTACTGATATACTACCACAAGAAGAAAATGTTTCGCCATTATTATAGAAATTAATTGCTGTATAACTACCTGTTCCAGAACCATTTGTTATACCAAGGCCTGAATTGTTTCCAGCATTTTTAATAAACATTGCCCAATCAGCGGCTGATTGTTCAACAACAAATTTAACATTAGTTCCACCTAGAGACGTCGTTCTTCCTATATAAACAGCACCAGCAGGAGTAATTCTCATTTGTTCAGTATATGCAGATCCAGTAGTTTTACCTATTGCAAAAAATTGAGAACTGGATATGCCTTGACCCCAGATAAGATTTGTTTCTGAGAATCCACCAGAATAGTTACTACCAATCATCAATCCAAATGTACCAGCTGGTGCAGTTCCAGTACCAACATTACCTGTAAACCATGCATAATTGGTAGTAGCCGCAGTTCCTATTCCACATTGTAATAACATTGTTGGTGCGTTGGTTCCAATACCAATATTACCATTAGCAGCAATAGTCATACGATTAGTACCAGTAGTACCAAAATTTATCGTGCCATTAGCATCATTATTGTTTATATTAAAAGCGCCATATCTATATTTTACTAAATCAACAGTAACAGCGGCTCCACCTGTAGAGTTAGCTGTGATAATACGCATAATAGTGCCAGAATTAACGTTTGTGGTTTCTGTGTTATATAGATCTAAATAACGAAGACCGCCAGCAGGAGTAGCAGCAGCACCACCAATATTAACATCACCAGCAGAAGAAATTGCCATTCTTTGAACGCTGTTGCTGGAAATTGTAATTGCTTTATTTTCTCTATTATTGATAGCTAAACCACCAGCACCATCAAACCCAAAATATGCGCCATTTGCTGCATAAGTTGGAGTATATAAATTAATTCCAGCAAATTCATTACCACTAATTAATACAGGACCACCAGCAATATTTGAATTTACATGGAGTGCTGCAGTTGGAGAAGAAGTTCCAATTCCCACATTACCATTAGACACAAAATAAGCAGAAGTACCAATGGTGAACGTGTTGGTAGCAGTTGAATTGATTGATACAGAAGTAGCGTTGATTGTGGCGTTGACAGAAGAGTTACCAACGACGAGAGCGCTAGCAAACTGGATCGTGTTCGCAGAAGCGTTCGCCGTCACAAACTGAGCAAGAGTTCCTAGTTGACTATTCTGTGTCATTGTTTACCTTTTTAACTATTTATTATCCATTCATCGTGAATGCTGTTACTTGAACCGTATATGTTCCTGATCCCATTGCAAGTCTATACGTGCTAGATGACTGGCTATAAGTTCTAGAAGCAGGAGTACCAGCAACTGCAAGCGAACTTATTACGTTTACTGTTCCTGTACCAAGACCAAAAAGAACAACGTCCATGAATCTATTTGTTCCATCTGATCCATAAACGAGACAGAATGAAGCGTACTGGCCTGAATTTAGAATCACAGTCGCACTAGTAGATACGCTTGTAGACTGACCTTGCATGTTGCAGGTCGAACCACCAGTAATACTTGCATTATTATACGTTGTTGCTGCTGTTGATCCAGAATAAACGCTTAGTTTATGAGCAGGAGCATTGTTACCAATACCAACGTTACCATTAGAAACGAAGTATGTTCCTGTACCGATAGTGGCGGTGTTAGTAGAAACTACTAGTGACGCAGTGTTAGTTATCGTGGAGTTAGCAGTAAACGCCGTTCCAATAGTATAAGAAGTAGCGTTGACAGTGTTGGCTAATATAGCAGCGGTGTGTGTTACCGTGTTGCTGAACGTGATCGTATTTGAGAAGTTGTATTGATATGAAGAAGCGAGAGCAACTGAACTAAGTGCTGCCTGTGTAAAACCAACAATATCAATTTTTGCACCGTTTATAGGTGGCACCACGAACACTATGTTTGAACCAGAACTAACATCAACATCTGCAGTATGGAGTTTGACGCCGTTGAGGTATACATCTAGCTGTCCAGCAATATAACCACCAGGAATACTAAATGTTGAAGTTGTACCATCTCCTACGAATGAATATCTTGTTGAATATATGTTTGACCAGTACACCGATGTTCCATTAGACGCTAATACTTGTCCATTACTTCCATAAGAACCATTTGCAGAAATACCAGCAGAAGAAGTAAATACTAGATTAGAGAATGTCTGTGTATTAGACCAAGAATATTGTGCAGACGTATTAGCGTATGAATAGCTTGCAGGAGTGTAACCAACAACTTCAATCGTTTCGCCAGCAGCAGGAGCTATAGGAAATACAATATTACTTCCTGAAGATATAGTAACATCAGTTCCTGGTATCTGTTTAACGCCAGTAAGATATACATCTAGCTGATTAGGCACATAACCACCAGTGACAGTAAATGTAGTACAAGCACCAGTTCCAGTAAATACCTGATCAATCTTAGTCGCTAGACTGCTCCAGTAGACTGATGTACCATTTGAAGTCAGAATCTGACCATTACTACCATATGATCCGTTAGCATTAATACCAGCTGTTGATACCATATAAAGATTTGCGAACGTCTGAGTGTTTGACCAGACGTAAGAAGCAGATGTGTTTATAGAGGTATAATTGATTGGAACTAAACCAGTGAACTGTAACTCTGCGCCATTTGGTGGTGGAGTTGTAAACGAAACACTGACACCAGTTGTGACATTTGCGACAGATGGAAGTAGTTTTACACCATTCATATAAACATCTAGCTGGTTAGGAAGATATCCACCTGAGATAGTGAAACTGTTTGCAGTACCATTACCAGTTGCGAACTGTCTGACGGTTGAGGTCTGTAGTACGGTCGACTGGAAACCAAATACGTCAACGATATAGTTGTTTGAAGGCGTTACTATAAAGTTTACAGTGTTTCCTGAAGAAATAACTACGTCAGTTCCAGGTATCTGCTTAACGCCGTTGAGATATACTTGAATACTATTTGGAACGTATCCACCTGAGATGGTGAAGCTGTTTGCAGTACCATTCGCTGTAAACTGTTGAGAAGTAGTTGTACTGATACCGTTGGCAAAGTATGCCGCTTCACCGACGACGTCTATCAGAGCGCCTACAGGAGGAGCGGACGCGAGAGTAAACGTGCTGCCATTAGTTACTGTTACTTCGGTTCCATTTCTCAACATAGAACCGTTTAGGAATACTGAAATTTGATTAGGGGTATAGCCACCAGTTACGGTGAACACCGTAGTTGAACCATCACCGGTATACTGCTGACGAGTTACCGCGATGCCAGTTCCAGATCCACCAGATGGAGTCGCCCAATATACTCCAGTTCCTGTGCTCGTTAGAACCTGACCAGAAGTACCGTTGCTGCCTGCAGCTGTTACGTTGCCGGTCACGACAAAGTTATTTACGGAGATAGACTGTCCGTTGGTGAATCCACCACCGCCACTAGAGACAGTGGACCAGTATACGTTACCACCGGCAGACGATGTTAGTACCTGTCCGGAAGTTCCAACGCCACCGTTAGCGATTATAGCGCCGTTAACATATACGTTTGCTGTGTGTGTGATTACGCCGCTGAGTGTGAAGTTACCAGAAGTATTTACGTATGCAGAGGCAGGAACGCCGTTGAGATAAGCAGCGTTGTTGGCTTTTCCTGTATATATCGTGGAGTTTACAGTGGCATTAGATACTGAGTTGCCAATAGTAATAGCTGAATTTACAGATAGAGAAAATAGATTAGCGCCTGTCTCGAATACTAGAGTACCATCAGTAGAGTATAATTTTTGATCAGTTAGATTTAACGCAAGCTCACCTATGTTGAGCGTGCTCGTTGTTGGTACTTTACCTGCGACGCTAGAACGTCTTAATTGAAATACTGTATTTCCAGCCATATGGCACTCCCAAACTCAGTATATACCGAGCGTTATTTCTTATTCTTCAGTTCATTAAACGTATCTTGTAATTCTTTCTTTTGTCTCTGATACTCGTTATTTAACGAATCAAATTCTTTCTTAAGAGTTTCATTAGACGTTTTTAGCTCTGATATTTTATTATTTAGTATACCAATCTGATCGGTGTATTCTTTTAAATGACTTCCACCACGCTTTTCAACTTCTTTCACTCTATCGTCACATTCTTTTCTTACTTCATCTACTCTTTTCTCATTCAGTTTAGTGATCTCATCGATCCTATCCCTGAGCTGTTTATCAGAATTTTTTAATTCGTTTCTCTCAACGGTCACGGCCTTCAGAGAATCAGAAAGCTGGTTGACCATCTTCATATTATTTTCATTATTCTTAAATAGTTCTTGGTATTGATTTTGTAGATTAGCGTAGCTTACTTCGAGCTGAATAGTCTTTCTGATCTGTTCAATAAAGAGCTGTTCTTGTCTTTGAACGTAAGCTACTGCTATATTTTCCGCCTGTTCACTTTCCATAATATATCATCCTTAAGATTAGAAGCTGCCTCCATCGAGAATATCATAGACGACAGTCGTGCCGTTTGATTGAAGAACCAGGCCGCCTGTCGAGTTGAATGTTACTTCGTTAAAGCCGTTTGTCGTATTACCGATAAGCAGTGAGTTATTAGCGACCGTTGCCTTACCAGTACCACCAGAAGTTCCAACAAGTGGAGCAGATAGTGTTAATGTATTAGCAACAATATTAACACCAAGAGTGGAGTTAGCGGTGATCTGAACGTTTGAAGAGTTAGCGACGAACGCACCACCGACGCCGTAAGGTACTAGGTACGCCTGTAGAGTAGCGGTAGATGAGTTAGAAGAAGTATCAATTGTGATCGAGGTGTTTGGATTAGTATTAGAACCAAACATCCAGAAGTATGGATTGCTGTTAGAAGATCTAGCAGCAACGCGAACCATACCTGAATACCAGATACTAGTAGCGTTACCTGCAGGAGAGAACCAACCAGTATCAACCACGTCGCCGGTGGTATTATTATCACCAAGTTCGATGATGTTGTCGTTGACCTGGAGAGTTACCGTATTAACTGAGAACACCGTACCAGTGACGACTAGGTTGCCACCGACTGTAGCGTTTCTGATAGTAAGATCAGTCGCCGATGCGTTAATATATGCACCAGTTACTGTTACGTTTGAAGCAATGGTAGTATTAGTTCCGTTGAGGAATGTATTACCATTGTAGGTCATAGATGTAGTATTCATACTATAAACAGTGCCAGAAGCATTGCTCATTAAGTATGAAGTAGTATTAATTACTGTATTGCCAGTTGAGTTAGATACTGCAAGTTGTGGAGCGGCAGTTACTGTTCCGTTACCAAAAATCGCACCATTACCAGTGATAGAAACTGCACCAAGAGTAGTTGAGTTACCACCAATAGTGTGAGCAACTGCAGTAATAGTGGAGTTGCCCTGAGAATTGGCAATATAAATTGTTGGAGCACTGGTAATAGATGTATTACCGAGAGTGATACCGGCAGAGTTGACTGTCGCAGTCGCCTGAGTAGAAGTATTACCTACGACCTGGAAAGTAGTAGAGTTGGCAACAGAATTAATAGTTGTGTTACCAAGAACGAGCGAAGTTCCGGTGTTACCAGTGATGCCAGTAAGACCGATGGTTATTACGTTGGCAGTTGAGTTGCTGATAACGTGAGAAGTTACAGTTAGATAGCTATTACCGAGTGAGTTGGCAATAGTAATTGTCGGTGCGCCAGTTACTGAACCGTTACCTACTGTAAGACCGCTGGTGTTGACAGTGGCTGTAGGTAGAGTCGTAGAATTACCAGTTACGACTAAAGCAGTTGAGTTAACAAAAGAGTTTGATAGGTTATTACCGACGTAGAACTGAGTTCCACCGTTGGAGAATACGCCAGAAGTATTTGAAACATACACAACCGAAGTTGCGTTGCTCATAGTAAATGAAGTAGTATTAACTACTGTGTTGCCAGTTGTATTGGCAAGAATAACCTGAGGTGGTCCAACGATAGATCCATTACCAACGAATACGCCATATGCATTCATAGTGGCGGTTGGAAGAGTAGTATTATTTCCGCTCACAAAGAATGAAGAAGCGTTCTGTGTTGTGTTACCAGAGATGTCGCTTACGTAAACTAAAGTTGTATTTACAACAGTAGTAGTTCCAACAGCAATAGTATTACCAACATAAAGAGTATTAGAAGTCTTAGTAAATGTAAAGCCAGCAACGCCGTTGGCCACACCGGAGTCGTTGAACTGAACGTATGTATTAGCACCAGAAGTACCAGTACCCCAATAGACAGCTGTACCGTTAGTGACGAGAACCTGACCATTAGTACCAACCGAACCGTTTGCAGTAAGAGTTGTTACTATGGCATTAGCAACAATGATTCTATCGATACCAGAAGTAGCGTTAGCGACAAGAGCTTGGTTAGCAGTAAGAGTACCAGGATATCTTGCTCCACCAATTGCGGCAGTTGCGGTGCCGTCTGGAAGACCGATCCAAAGTGTGTTACTGGCTTGGGTATAGGCTAGTTCGCCGTTTGAGAGACCAGTAACAACGCCATTGGCTACCGATCTTTTGATTTGAATCTTATTATTGGCCATTTAAACGGTTCTCCGGTTTTTGAATTATTTATATTTTTTAAAAAGTCCCACCATCTAAGTTGCCATCGATCTCAGTAAAATCTATATGCTTCACGACATAAGTGTTCGTAGGCTGGTCGTATATTGGTACCGATCCATCAGTTCTTTGTGCCAGATTTACGTCATTCAACTGATCAAAGCTGTTGACGCCTGTTGCCAAAGTAGGAACATTTTTCAGTGTTACTGGAACATCTGTATTTATGATTCCAAGATTAGACTTTTTTGATACAACTACGTTTATGGTCTTATTTGTGGACATTACGTTAACGGTGCGCTATTAGGGAATATGTTGGTGTTTGGTGCTGCATAAGTTACCTCTGTAGCTCCTGGGGTTACTGTGATATAACCTTCTATCACTCTTGATACGACTTTCACACCATCTAATATCTCTGTCACGTCTACGTCATATACATATCTTCCAGGAGTTAACGAAGCTGTGGTGTTAGCATCTAAACTCAGAGTGATTATACCGGCCAAAGAATTGATTGAAGTAGTAAATGGTATAAAAGTTGAAGAAGTATACCATTTTTTCATTACAGAATTTGCATAATAACCTAAAAGATTGATGGGATCTCCGTTTGAGTCAGTAAGATTCAAATCGGTAGAAAATGTAGTTCCTTGATCTATGACTAAATGTGCTTTTGTTGCCATTAGATCTTCCTTAAACTATAGTTCTTACGTATTTTACGGTACAGTTTGCTGTCGTACTTGCAGCATAATTGGTGAAATAAAGAATAACATGAGTAAGGTTAGAGCCAGCTGTAAACACCCCAATTGAATTGTTTGTTATGAAAGAAGCATACTCAGTGATATACGGATTAGTAGTGTCATGAGTAACAAGAACTTTACTGGTATAATAGTTATTTACTGTGTTATCTTTTACACTTAATAGATATTCAGCGCCATTAAAAGCTGCCATAGGAAATGCATCGATACCGAATAGATTATTACCTGAATGTTGTACTGAACCATTAGAAACAGAAACGAACGTCCAAGCACCATTAGCTGCGAGCATAAAATTATTGCCATACTGAGAAGCAGTTGGGCCAGTAATAGTTGTTGTTACTGTACTATTTGATATAGTCAAAGAAGTAGAATTAGCAACAGTATTAACAGTTGTGTTTCCAGAAATGAATTTTCCAGCTACTGTGAAATTTCCAGTTATCGCAGCATTACCAGTGGTAGAAGTTGTACTTCCATTTGCATCAGTTGTGACAACGCATGTGGTAAAATAGTTTGCCATCTCGTTCGTTCTGTTGCGCCAGAAATCGAACGTTGAAGATAATACTGTATTTTGAACTAATATCATTTATTATTTTCTCTCAATAATGCTTGTAACATGGATTTAATTTCTGTCAAATCTTTTTCTACTCTATCAATTCTTTCATTATTCTTGATACTATTATTTATAAGTTGTTTTTGTTTTCTATATGATTCCAATTTGGCATTATCTATGTTCAAAATAGCGCCTGTAGTAAGATCTTTAACAAAACCATCTACATTAGTTTTTACATAGTTATTGCTTTGTAACATACAATATTCCTTATAGTTGTAATGCTAATGCTTGAACGCTATCTATAATTGGAATTTTAGTGCTGTCTTTGGATTGTAGAATTATTTTAATTTGGAACTGTTTGAATTTGGTATAAGAACCACCAGAAGCATTTAGGTATGTCAAACCAGCGGGACTTACTGAATATCCAGTCGCTCCAGTATTACTTGTCAACCAAGGAGTTTGAACTGTCAAATATGTTGAATTTGCAATTGAGACTATAATTTGTTCATCGCCGTCGATTGCAAGAATATTACCAGCGGCAAGCTGACCAGTAAAGTTAGTTCCTGATCCTATAATTGCATTGTTTGTGGTAGATGTTGTGAATGTTCCAGTTAGTAGTGTATTGGAAGATGTTGACAAATAAGCAGTTGTCGGTGGAACAACAATGTAATAAGGTTGCCCAGTATAATTACCATTAAATGGAGCATTGAGAGTCATAGAAGTGTTTGAAGTTATAGAAACAATCTGTCTCGCTGATTCATTGAAGGTGCTATTTGCTTGCATATTGATCCAGTAACCAATTTGGTTCTCATCTCCAAATAAAGTTCCTGTACCTGTGATAGTTGTGCTGGTGTTTGAAGCAGTGATAGTTCCACTTGTAGTAACAAGATTATAATAATTATATGCAGAGAATGTATATTCTTTATAGTCTGCTGGGTTACTTGGGTCGCAATATAAATCGTAAACATTATTGTTTAAAGGAGTCCATGTTTTATTGCTAATCGGATCTGTATCATCTCCATTTAAAAATTTACCATAAACTTTAATATCAGTTCCTGGTGGTCTGTGAGCAGAAAGGATTATTTGAATATCCTGTGCGTCTTGTCCAGGTGCAAGAGTAATAATTTTTGAAATATATTTTGTTCTTGATTGGCCATTATTGAAAAATTCATTATAAACAATCTGAGGAAAATCTACTAGATTTCTGATAACCAGAGCATTTGCTCTGACAGTATCAATCATTGGTGAAATAAATTCTGAATCGCTATTGAATATACCGTTGATCACCATGGATTTAGGGAAACCACTCATAAGATATTCATTAGAAACACTAGATACCATTCTTTCATAATCATAAAATTCTCTCTCATACCCAAGAGTAATCTGATTTGTTGTTGGGTATTCTGACTGGAATGTATTACTGGATCCAGTATAATTGAAAGTTAGTCCAGTGCCTGCCGGAATCAATGTAGCAAATTGTCCAACAATGTCATCAATTTTTGGATTATACATAACAGCTGTGTTTGCATATGCAATCAACGTTGCAGTATTTGGTGTGTTGAGAGAAGCCAAATATGAATTAGCATATCTGTGGATTTGGATAAAAGAGTTACTCGTAAAATTGGCTGTTGAATCCTCAAGATAGAATAAACCTTTTACACTATCATAATATCTTAGATTTCCATGTATTTGGGTATTAGCTGTGGTAAATGTTGAATTTGATGCTTGATAGACTACATCACCAGGAAGAACTGTTACGCTAGTATTAACATATGTTAGATTATATATTGAAATGTAATCAGTGTTTGCATTTAAAAACACAGCATTACCAGATAATGAGGAGAAACTTGCTCTTTTCAGATTGAATTTGATATATTCTGTCTGTAAAGCTGTCCATTCACCCATGGTAGCACCATAGAATGCTGTTCCTACAGTTGGCTGACTATAGACTTGTTGATTTGTGGCGTAATCAATATCACCTAAGTTTGCAGAATAAACAAAATAATCTGGATCGCCAGCATCAGGTCTAACTATGAATGCATATTCTTGACCGTTATTAAGAAACACTGGAGATTCATATTTAAATGTAGTTGGCACTGTTGAATTGGTGCTGGTGTTAATTTCATTATAATTTAAGTGAACAGTGGAGAATGGTAATATTCTATTACCATCAGGATATCCATTATTTACTTCGCAGAGATATGTTGTTACGCCATGATCTGATGTTAAAGATTTCTGTTTGAAAAAAAGATCAATAGAAGTCGCATAAATACCAGCTTCGCCTTGTGGTGTGTTGATAGTCAATCCTTGTGCGATCGGTTCATAATATGAAGAAAGATTAATAACGTCAGCAATAGTTGTGCTATGTACGCTGACGTTTGTTGAAACAACTGTATTAGATACAGCCATAGTTCCTAATACTGGATTAACAGTTGTTAGTGTAACGCCTTGTTTTGTCACACTCAAATTAGAAGCAGTAAATGAAGCAGAAGCTCTTGTCGTTAAAGCATCTGATCCCTGTGCAATATTATCCACGTCAACAATTTCAAGAACTCTTTCGCCTGTTCTGAATGTACCAGCAGGAACAGAAAACTGACCAGAAACATGACCTTTTGAATTAGAATAAATTGCAGCTCCCCAAGAACCAGTCAATTGAACAGTTTGAGCAGTAGAAGTGTCTAATGATAATGATGTGTTGCCAGTTCCGGCATTTTCAAGAGCAGGAATAATTCCAGGAGCACAATAACTATCAACCAAAACGCTATCAAAGAAAACATGCATTCTTTGGTTTGGTCTCATGTTATAAGCATAAAAACCAATAACCTGAGGCGCCATATATGGTTGAATAGAAACATCAGTTATAAAATTACCAACATTAAATGTATTAGACTGCGAACCAACAGTTAACTGAATTCCTTGACTAGTGGAAGTTGTGACTACTGTGGTTGTTGTTGTATTAACTGCTGCCAATTTAAATCTCCTGATTCAATAATATAATATTTATCCTTGATATGTTGGATAACCTGAGCCAATATTTTGATAGTTAGGAACGTTACCTAAAGGTTTAACAATTGTAGATGATGTATCAGAAGATACAGCTATAGTAGTAGAAGAAGTTTCTGCACCCCAACCAGTACCACCGTGACTACCTACGAACGATGATGATATAGAACCAATCTGCCAACCAGCAGCTGCGTATTGAGCAGCCACTCCGGCGATTGCACCACCCATGTTATAACCAAGGTTCACATTTAGTGTTGTTGCAGTTCCAGTGACAACTGAACGAACAGTAGTTGCTTGTGTTGTTTGCCATGGACCCCAAATAGAACCGAATGGAGAAGAAGCAAACTGTTGCCATGGTTTAGTATTATCAATTGTAACATTAACAGAAGCAGTCTGATTCAAATCAATATTATCGTTAAAGTTCGGTAACAAAATCATAGAACCATTCCAAGCAGCAGAAACATGCGCAGATGATCTATATTTTGTGGCAAAAGGTTGACTCAAGAATGAAACTTCAGTATAAGGTAGAGTTACGCATCTACCTGTCTTTACTACGTTTGTTGAATAACCAGAACTGAATTTAAGAGGAATAGTTTCTTGAGCAAATTTAGGTCTAGCAATACCTTTAGCACCATCAATTGCCACTGAATATTCCGGATTAGATACATCGCTGTACGAGAAATCATTGAATGGTTCAACGAAAATTCCGTTTTTAAATCTGTTTAATCCATTAGCATCGGTAACTGTCAGAGCAGTTGCTGATTGCTGTAAAAGTGACAAAGAAGTATAATATTCAAGATTGGTAATTCTTTGATCAAGTTTACCAATGTCAGCCATCTTATAACCTCTATTGGTGACAAGACTACCAGAAATAGCAGTAGTTGTGTCTCTTACTAGGTTTTTAGACAACTGATTTAGAGTCTGATCTTGTAGAACCTCATCAGAAGATAATGATGGGAAAGGAGGAACATTAAGCACAGATACAGCCATACCATTGTCTGGAAACAACGGAGTCTGTGGATTGGTGCTAGATAATCCTTCTTTAACTTTAATTATATTGTCAGCAGTAATATAAACCAAATCTTTTCTTGGAAGATACATGGTATAATCAGCTTGAAAATTTCTTCCATATGATGGAACATTCAATGAAGTAGAATTAGCCAATGTTAAAGTATTAGAAGGATTTACGCTTGATGATAGAATAGCTGTGGAAACTTGAGCAGAATTTGAAATATCAATTTTACCAGTATCAACAGCAGTACTTATAGATGGAATTCTGAAATCAACATAATCCCTTAGATACTTCTGACTTCCATCTGTTGCAACATATAATGGAACTTCTTTGGTATAAATTGTTGAACTGTTTGCCAATGAAGGGTTATCTTGAATTGGGTATGATTCAACAGTAAAGAAGCCAATACCAGGAGAATTATTAGTAGTAAAATAATCTAATTGAACTAATAGATTTGGATAATCGCTTACTCTATAACCTCCTTTGCTATAAAGATAGCCAAGGTCATAATGAGTATCTTTCTGACCAGTATCAAAAGAAAAACTGGAAGTAATGTTTGTACCATTTGTTGAATATGATGTACTGTTGCAACCATAAACAGCAGTTACTTTATGAATATCACTAAACCCTAAGCACCATGGCCCAAGAGGATTAGCAACAGCATTAATACAAACAAATCTATCTTTGTTTATTACTTTCTTGGCTGGACTAACGCCAGTTCTCAGTACATCATAATAAACATCAACCGTATTGGCAGATTGTAAAGTTAAACCAGTAACAACGGTGAATGATGTTGAGTTTGTGACATTAATATACCCATTAATAGAATTAAGTGGATTTGGTATTGAAATAATTTTTCCTTGAAGGAAAGATTTGTAATAAGTTTGTCCACCAGCAGTAACACCAAATGACGAGTCAACAGATAAGAATGTATTATTGACAATACCAGTAACAGTTCTTATCGTAGAACCTACTTTAATTTGATCTCCTGGGAAGAAATTAGAAATAAAAGTACTTGAAGTGCCAATTACACTAGTATTAGTAGAAGAAACAGATACAGTTCCTGATAGAGCTGTAGTATCTACGTTTGCTGTGCAAATAACTTGAGTTGTGGCAGAATCAGCATATGCCAGAGTTCCAACGCCATAAGGAAGAGTATCAGTTCCACCTGTTGCTGAAGCTGGTAAAGTCACAACAATAACACCATTGGAGTATAGTGAAGTTGTTTGATGTGATCTATATACATACTCAGAATTGTTATTGTTTGATCCATCTCTTAATTTCTGAATACCATTGACACCAAAACCATATATCTGACTTGCAGCACTGGCACCCACTAACCCAGCAGAATAAACGTCTGCAACACCTTTCGGAGAACCATTAAAGTAAAGAGATTTAATATTGCTTGAGTTGTATCCGTATCCTAATTGTATATTAAACACATGTATAAGATATAATGCACTATTAGAACCAGGAGTTCCAGAACTATAACTGAAACATCTTATTTGTGCTGTTCCTATATAATTTCCAACTGGTGTTAAAGCTGAGAATGTTCTGTTGGTAATTGCTAATTGTGGAGTATCATATAATTTTACTGTTTGTGCTTTGTCCATTGGAAATGAACCAGCAACTTCATTACAAATAAAATAACTACCATAATTAAAAGTAATCTGTTGTTGTTTGTTTACTTGAGTATCTACGCCTCTTCTCATATTAATGTAAGCAGTTTTCAATACTTCAACGAACTGACCTTGGGCGTAACCAGAACCTGGATTGATTCTGCCATAAACATTATTTCCTGTCTGCGTTGGTAAACTATTTCCTGCAATATTAGTAACAGTATCAACATAAAAAGGATTTACTACATAATTACCAGCTTCATCATAAATTCTTTTAGCAATAGCAGTGCTTACTGTAGAATATAATTGGTTAGCAGAAGATTTTGTTATAATTGTGTTAAAATTATAAATTGCCACTGGGTTGAAATTAGAAGTGTTAGCGGCAGTATTTGGATCTAATGCTAATAGAGTAGGTGTGATCTTTAATCTATGTGCACCTGGTGCATTTTCATTTGGATAACCAAGAGCATTATCATATAATGAAGAATCTTGATTTTCTGTTACAATAGTTTCAATCGCTTGGAAACCAACAACATTATTTCCAGCGTCTGTGCCAAAATTGTTAACGAGCCCAAACGTTGGAGTCTGTACTGTTACGAAAGCACCATCAAGGAAAACAACACCCTGTCCAACAATAATACCATGTGCATTACCAGTAGTATTTGTTCCAGCTACGTTTGAAAGCGTGTAAACATTAGCATTGTTTGTTACTAAAGTAAGACCACTGTTGCTGACGCTGTAAAACTGAAGTAGTTGACTGTTAGAGAATATGATAGAACCATCAGTACCAGTGTTAAGATAATTCAGATATATGATATTACAATTTGGATAATTTGCTTGGAAACCAACGTTGGCAAACACAACACGAGCACGAAGATTGTTTGTTGGAGAAATAGCTACGCAGTTAACGAATGTTCTTGCATCATACCCATTGGCTGTTGCATCAGCATCTGCAAGGAACACATAAGGAACTACAGGGACATCATTGATAGTGCATTCTTGAACAATATCACCGTTCTTAAACGCCCACTGGCCGAATTTTTGAATCTGAGACTGTAAAATATTTTGTAATTGTGTTAATTCGCGAGCCTGAACTGCAGTTGATGGACGAAAAAGAATTTGATAATAATTCTTAGTCTCATCGTAATCATTATAATATGGAGGGATGTTTAAGTTCGTGGTGAAAGCCATGTAAGTTCCTACTAAACTTGAATAATTAACTTATAAGATTCTAGCTGCGTATTCGAGCGCTGCACGTCAATCAAATTTTGAACGTATATTGGCTCAAGATCTTTAGCATATATATTACCAAGTGTATTTATAGTAATCTGTGTGGTTGTTCCAGTATTAGAAGCTATATATTCACCATTAGAGAAATTCTTATCTCCTGTCAAATACACAGTAGTTGAATTGGAAAATGCCACAGTTCCAGTTGCATTACTGGTCTGTCCAACAACAATGTCACCAACATTGTATGTCACAGTTGGTGATATGTTTGCTTGTAAAACTTGACTGAAAGTGGTATTAGTCCAAGAAAGGGAGCTTTTTGCTCCATTAGCTTGTATCAGAACTCTTGGATTTTTCAATATACCAACTTTGTTGTAATGAACATTTGTCGGTATAGTACCATTTTCATTATTAGAAAAATTAAAAGCAACACACATTCCCTGAACATTCAATTCAGAAACTGGATCGTAACCATACCCACCAGGAGGTGCAGTGATTGCATAGATATTAGCCCCAGATCCATACAAACCAGATAGGATATATGTATTTGCTCTAGAGATATTAGAACCAGTATCCGTTACTACAATTTTGTAAATAGAATTAGAGTAAGCATTGACAACAGAATACGCGATAGGATTGGTGTTACCATCAGTTTGGAATACAACTTTTGGTGAGATGATGTACTGGGTAACGCCAGGAGTTATTACGTTTGTGTTGACTGCAGTATCAACATGAACCCAATTACCGGAAGAATTGACATTATAGTTAGTAACTGTTTTTAATTGAGCAGTGCTCTGACCGCTGGTATAGATATATATACCACAGTTAACAAAGAAATTAGAAATTGGTGACTGTGTACTTTCAATCTGAACTACGTTTGTTGATGGATTTGATTGAATAATACCATTAGCATATGTTCTATAGTTCGAACCACCATTAGCAACAACCACAACATCAACACCAGAATTTATAGAAGCTCCAATAGATAAAGTATTGTTAGCATACACAGGGGCATATGCATTTGTGGAAAATCTTTTATAATCAATATCAGAAATTGAAGTTATATATCTCCAGACATAACCATCTGTTGCTGAAGTCCAAGAAATTGGAGACATAGTTGATGGCTGCACAATGGAAGGAGAACCATTGGCGTTATCCAAACACATATATATGTCATGAGAACCACCGGTAGTAGATGGAGGAGTAATCACATAATATGATGATGAATATAGATTAGCATTAGTATTATCATATCTATCATATACTGTATTTGATGCCCATTGGATATTCTTAATAACCGGCAAGATGTTATTATTGGTTATTTGTTTACCAAATAACATCTGCCAGTTACTTGTGAAAATTGTGGTGAACTCGTCCGCAGTCAAATCTGGCACACCCGCTGTCAGAGAAACTGGATTTGAAGCGAATGCATAATAATATGAAACGTTAGATGAAATTGTATTCACTAAATCTTCAATTAATGCCTTTTTATATCTTGGAAGAAGTTCACCCATTTAGTTATTATACTCCGATAGCTGTCCAGAACACGTTTGATGCAGTTGCATTAGAAGTTAATATAGTAGCTGCAGCTTTTGTCCATGCAGTAACAGCAGGAGCATAAGTAGCACCGGCAGTATTACTTGATGCAGTAATTGAGTAAGCATTAGTAGCAAACGCTGGAGTGAATGTAATTGAACCAACAGTAGCATTTGCGGATACCCAGCCCCACATTAAACGAATGCCATTTGGTAGATATGTATAACCATTAGCGGCATTAGTTGATGAACCAAGAGTAAGAGTGTTACTGCTTAAAGTAGCATTTACCACACTTATGGTTCCAATACCAATGCTTGTGCAAGAACTAGAATTACCTACCAATACAGTTCCGGTTCCGGAAGCTGAGTTAATGGTCACTGATGTTGGTGTTAGTACAAGGTTTCCTGATGGACTTACTAGCACGTCAGCAGTATTGTTACCGAAACCATAAACTGTTGAGTTACCAGAATAGAAGTGTGTTGAGTTAGAATAAGCATAGACAGTTGAGTTACCAGTTCCAATAATAGAACTGTTAACGACTGTACCACCACCAGTTGTCTGGTAACCAGCACCAAACCCAATACCAGTAGTTGTTACTGTACCATTAACCGTAAGACCAGTTGAGTTAACAACCATCATTAAGTTAGCAGCAGTATTGCCAGTAACAGCATTAGTATAGAAACTTAAACCATCTGCAGAACCAACTGCGATACGGCCATTGCCAGTAACGTAATCAAATATGATACCGTCTGTGTAAGTTCCACCAAACACGCCAGTCGAATACATACCGTTGGTAGCTTGAATCGATGAATTCACAGCAAACACGCCAAGAGAATTTGCCACAGCATACACCGTGCTGTTACCAACATTCAACGAAGTAGAAGTCACAGCGGCATTAACTGTTGAGTTACCAACATATAGATTATTATTAGCAATAACAGTTGCTGCGTTAACATAACCAAGGAGTACGGCATTATTACCGTTAACAAATACTGTATTTGCGACAGTCAAAGAGTTAGCGCTGATAGTTACTTTAAGATCGGTAGATGTAGTACCATTGGCATGGAACTTAATAGTGCCGTTGTTGGCTGCAGTACCGATCGAAAGGCTACTGTTAGAAGAATAAAGATATCCTTCTAGAGCGCCGCCGATGTTGTACGCTGTCTGATTATAGTTCGAACCGTTGATACCAAGATCGATGTAGTTAACAGAATCGTTACCAGAATCAGCAGTAAGAATAAGATCTGTAGTAGCATTGTTGCCTGTGTTGGCGTTCTGAGACACGAACTCAAAATAGTTGTTTACGTTGCCGTTACCTTCTACGCCGACAATGCCACCAGTAATACCAGCAAAGTTATAGCCAGAAGATAGACCAATACTTACTAAAGAAACAGCGTTAATAACGTTCGCAGTAATCGCAATTGAGTTTACGATACTGTTTGACTGTGTGTTTCCAATATAGATCGTGCTTGTATTAACACTAACGTTAGAGATAGTATTAAGCAGAACGATAGAAGAAGTGTTCATCGTCGCGTTAACAGTGCTGTTTCCAATAAACAAATTACTAGAAGCGTTGGCTGCAATAGAAATAGAAACTGGATTTACAGTAACAATGCCAGTTGTATTTGAAATTGTTCTATAAGTCGCTGCTGTAGTGGCATTTGCTGTCGTATTTCCGATAGTAATAGAAGAAGAATTGATAACAGAGTTGATACTAGAATTACCAACTGAAACAAAACTTGATCCATTAGCAGCAACAGTTACCGAAATAGGATTTACAGTAGTTGTTCCTGAAGTGTTTGCCAATGAATATGATAAACCAGTGCCGACTGAATTGACAGTAGTATTACCAATTACAATTGTTGTGGAGTTTGCGAAAATGTTGACCGTAGAATTACCTACGCTAACATTACCGGAAACAAGTGGCGTAGTATATAAATCAGTAAAATTCTGATTTACTTTATTCATCGCATTGCGTAGTGGATCACCTGTGCCGTCGTTTGGTACTGATCCAATGTTAATTAGTTGTTGGGTCAACTTTTATCTCCTTTAATAGCTCAAATAGGTAGCGTCTGCAGTTAAGAATACGTTATCGATCGAGAAATCTGTTTCGTCCATGGTTACATTCAAATAATATTCATCGGCTGTAATTAATCCGTTGTCAACTGTGAAATTGGTAGTATCAACAGAAAAGAATACTTCATGAACTTTTTCGTAAATTTCAGCAACAAGGGATTGTCTAGAAGCCACAGAATCTACATTAAAATAATCACCAAAAAGTTCCATACCAGAGCTATGGAACGTGTTATAAATGATTTGCTTATATTTATCTAATACACTAGCTGCCCTGATCTGATACGAGTAATCTTGGTAGAAATAACTGTCTTGTATATATTTATCCGAATTCAAGAACCCTCTGGTGGTTGACCAGTATCCAGGAGATACGCCGACTCCTTTTTTGTTGATTTTTCCTGTTATTTTACTATATGTGTTGAGCATGGTTGGTGGCGCAAGAGAAGAAACTAAGTTAGCTCCAACGCCATGTGCTGTTGCCACACTAATAATTGGTGGATATGTGTAATTTGCTCCCATATTAATCAGGGTGCATTGTACGATACCACCAGAAGTGTTTGTTTGGATAAAACCATTAGCTTGGACTGATGTTGTTCCACCGGTAAACACAAGCTGTTCGCCATTAGCATAACCAGTCCCACCCAGCACAACTTCTGGAGTTGTAATACCATCATAAAGATATGCATTAATCGTTTCGCCTTGTAGATACCCTTTACCTGAATCATATGCGATGGCTTGGCTTACGATATTGTTACCATTATTTGGAATAGCGCCAATAAAAGAGTTTTCGCCAGGAACTGTTCCATCTGTCATATACATTGGCGGTTCATATAAAGCAAATTGAGATCTCATCAGGGATGGCGTTATGAAATACTCAGCAGTTGAAGTTGATTTATTATTTGGAGAACCATAAAGAATGATTAAACTATCATTCACTACTTTTTGAATAACCTGGAATTCTAAGGTTGTGGCATTAGCGCTGTTTGCTTGTAAACCAATAACATCATTTGCATTATAAAGAGAAGTAAATCCAGTACCAGTTCCAACAACATATGGAACTTTATAATATTTTGAAAATGGCGTAGAATTATTAACAGGTTTATCTGTCAATGTTATTGATGTATTACTATTAACAGTATAAATCACATGGTATTCTTGTATTCCACCAGTATTTGCTGTTTGTATTCCAATAACATCACCATTAGCAAAAATATTACTAAAAGTGGTACTTGTTCCAGTAATTGTGTTAGATGTTGTGTTGTAAGATATTGTTCCAAGTTCTAGAACATAAATATTAGCATTATTATAACTTATTGTTCCAATATTAATTGGTTTCGAAACCAAAGAAGAACGTAGGAAAATCTCAGGAGAATAGATATAATTATTACCTGGATTAATGTTTGTTAATGAATAAACAGATCCAAAATTATTATTAGAATATGACAAGAGATCATAGATAGCATAACCACCTGTGACCAAACCAATAGAACCATTACCAGAAGGATCTCCTGGGAAATTATATGTTGTTGCATTAAAAACAGTGTCTTTGTAGTCATAAATCAAATCGGTATTATATGTGTAATTTTTAACGAATGATAATGGTCCAAGATTGAATGATGCACCATATCCAGAATTGTCACCAAGTGCTTTGTAAAAATATATGGAGGTGTTTGGTGTAATACCAGCTCCACTTTCGATGATATAATATTCAAGTGTTCCTTGTGATCTTGATGTTTTTGTAACTTTTAATTTACCACCAACTCCATAAGAAACTGGTTTCCCAGTTGTTGGATCAAAACTGGCTATAGAAAGAATATCACCAACATTAAACCCATCACCACCGTTGATGATAGTAACATTAGCAGTTGAACCAATAACCTCTGGAGCTTCAAAAATATTATAAGCTGCATTATTTGCGTAATTGATAATTGATTCGCCTATTACGAAATCTGCACCTTTTGGTATTATGTTAGAAATATATAAACTACATGTAATGTTGTTGTTAAGAGGTTCTATATTTACGCTCTCTACCATACCAACTGTGTTGGAAATAGTTCCGACTACTTGAACTCCTCTCAAGGAGTTGAGAACTGGAGAATTGGTTACTTCAATATATTTTGGTTCAATCCAAGTTCCATCTGATACCTTTAACATATCATAACTTGGTCTATAAATTTCTATGTCTTCATTATAAATTAATCTGAACAACAACTCATAACATCTATCTGTTCCCTTGGAGCGATAGATATCTAATATGTGTTTTAATAAGAACTTTTTATTAGATATAATACTATATGGAATTCCATACAGATATTTCTTTTGGAAATAAACAAGAAAATCTTGTATTGTGTTTGATGGAGTTGTATCAATATCTCTGTATTCGAAAAGATTTCTCGCTTCTGCTATTACATTACCATCTTTTTCTAGCCACTCGTAGTACGCCTGTAAAAAAAGAATAAAGTTTGGTCCTTCTTTCTCGTAAAAAGAAGGGAACTGATTTTGAACAAAATTTGATATAAATTTTTCTACGGGTAATGACATATTAGTTTGATGTGCCTATTGCGTTAATTGTTACATCTATTGGTTCAATCAATAATATTTGATTTTTATTTACCATAATATCTTTATTTAATGTTTTCATATATATTGAAATATATTGATCGTAATAAGAAGTAATTAAAGTAGATATACTTATTGTACCAGTTGAGTATTGAATTGTTCCAAAATTACTATTGAGAATAGTAAATATTCCATTTACGACAGCAAATACTACTAAATTCCCAACATTATCATCTCTTATGTAAGAAAGAGGATAATTTACACCAGTTGTTGGGTCGACATATGTGAATGATGAAGAAGTCAAAACTGGTTCATCAGAAAATGGTGTATAAGGAACATAACCAATAGTTGGATTTGGCGTTTCAATATCTGCTGCATTGTTAAAACTGAATGAAATAGAAGTTGTATAATTTAACAAAGGAGATAATCTTTTAGCAAGATATATTTTTGTTTGATTGGAAATTATACTTGGTTCTGCCGTATCAATATTAGCAGTAAATCTACTATATCTAAAATTATTATTAAAATGTTCTAAATTTGTTGCAGAGAAATTCATAATATTATTTAATACTAGATTTTGAATATCATTAACGAATAATGTAGTTTGTGTTGGATTGTAGTTGATAGTAGAATCAACTCTTACATACAAGTAATCCGGATCTTTCATTACAATTCTCATCTGAGATTTGTCAGACATATAATTGGTTATTTCATTTTTAAGGTAATTTGGAACAATAGTTGCGCCATTTGGTTTGATTGAAACCACAACAGCGCCATATTGTTTGGGTTCAATTTCTTGACCACCAAACACGCTAATATCTTCAATATATGATCCATATTCAGCAAGAATTAATGATTTATAGTCATCGTTAGAAACGCCACGCTCCTGGGTAGCATACCATCTTGGTGCTCTGAATCTTATACTCTCTAAACCTTCAGCTGTGGCTCCACCAATAGAATTCGCAAGAGGAGTCAAAGAACCAACATTAACAGTTCCATTATTCACTTTGTTTAAATTTTGAGAAAGCTGGAATTTTGAAACACCATCTGCATCTGGACCGCTACATATTCTGTAATTAACATTGACAACAGCGCCATTTTGTGGAATTCTTCCATAAACACCGTCGCCAAATGTTAATTCATATAAACTATTTTGTGATGCCTGTAGAAAATATATATCTGAATTGTTATTGAGACCATACAGGTTTGTGGCTTGCGAGAAGATATTATTCGAATTACCGTTTCCTTCAATAACATTAACAGTCAATGAACTGAGATCGATGTTTGGGTTTGAAAGAATAAATCTTTGATTTTCTATTGTGTAATCAACAACAAAAGATTGGTTTATGTAACTGCCTTGGAATAACTCTACATTGTTGGCATAATATACATCATTGGCAGAAGTAAAGGTTGCAGTATATGAAGTAACAAATGTAAAAGTTCCATTCGAATTAGAACCAGTAAATATTGTTCCTTGAGGTACAGTTAATTTACCACTCAAACCTATGGTATTGAATACGATATTAACATTCGCAGTTGATGATTTATAAGACTGCGGAACATAGTTTAATTCTTTGGCATGAGATACTACTGAATCTAGTTTCTGAGCAGAATCCATAAACATCTCAGAAGCTACCATATTGAGATAGAAGGAATTGAGATATGTATTATATGACATAACGTCCAGAAGAACGTTCATATTGGAGCCAGTATAATCGTAGTCTCTGAAAGTTGTCTGAGATTTTAGATAAGTAACAAAATTATTTTTAAGATTATCAAAATCTAGACTAGTAAGGTCTAAGGTGCTATTTGCGGCCATTATCGGACTCTTTTAAGATTTAGCGTTAAATCAATGGGATTTGGATTATTTATTATAGAAAAAATTATGTTCACAATCAAATAACTGTCATTTTCTGAAGGAATAACACTAACATGTAATTCCTTAACTCTTTTTTCATAATATCGTATAACATTCTCAATATACAATTGAAGATCTAAAACAGTGGTTATATCGTTTGGTTCAAACAAAGACTTATTAACATTCGTTCCAACGTTTGGCTGAAAGAACCTTTCCCCAATATTTGTTAATACTAGATTTTTCACAGATTGCCTCACAGAATTTTCATTTGTTACTTTGGCCAAATTACCACTATATGGTGAAGAGGCAAATGAGTCCAAAAAGTCTGAAAAATATTCAGCCTGTTTTGTATTCTGTGTAATAGTATCTGCTCTGGTGACTGTCATTTTTCTTCTTTCTTATGGGAACGTTACTGGTGGTGAATTCATGCCGCCACCATTAATCTTGACTGGATGACCATTAAGGTCAAGTTCACCCTGTGCAGTAATTTTAATTTGCGATGATTTAATTTCAATTTTATCACTAGAAATTGTTATAGATGATTGCCCCACCTTTATTGTAATAGTTTGTTGCGCTTCAATAGTAATGTCCTGCTGACTATTTAGAGTCATGTCTTTCTGTGAATTCGCAGTAAGAGTATCTTTAGAAGTCAAAGTCATTGCTTTGGATGAAGCAGCATCCCAGGTATTGTTAGTCGAAACTAACATAGCACCATTTGAAAACAATCTAGCCTTTTTGTCTGTCTGTGTATCCCAATTTCCCTGAACATAATGGCCATCTTCGCCAGCTGTCTGAAAATAACGATTACCGCCTGTAAATTGGGTGTGATCACCTGCATTATATAAATGATGACTTGTTTGAGAATCATCAGAACCAATATAATGAACGAAATCGTCTTGCGAACCTATTCCAGAATCACCTGCTCCACTATAGTGGAAATGTTCATTCTTCGCTAAATGTAATAAATTCTGATTATATGCTCTTGTGTAATTTTTAGCACCCTCTGAGTGATCATCACCAAGAACAACTTTTCTTAAATTCTCTAGATTTAATATATCATGTTGGCCTTCTACTGAAGTAGACTGGCCTTTTGCAACAACTTTATGTCTGGATCCTACTACAAGTTTTCTCTCGGCGCCATCTTGTCCCCACTCTTTATATGTTCCAGTGGAGTGAGCCATTCTAATAAGTTCATTATTTGGGGTGTTGTTCCAAATCTCTTCATGACCACTCAAATACTGTGTTACTTGGCACCAAGGATATTCAACCTTAATGTCTGTATTTGGTAGTTTCTGGTTGTTATTTGCAGATGACATATTATTTGCCTGTACTTACTGAGAAATTTGATGATGGAGTTGCAGCTGAACCTTCGCTGACAGAAGCTGCAGCTATACCACCATCTAGAGCTGGATTTGCCGCAAAAGTCGGTAAAGATGGATTACCAACATTCAAACCACCAACACCAGCAATACCACGTTGTCCACCAATAACTGCTCCATTTTCTGTTTGACCTTGACCATAAGCCAGAAGACCCTGACCCTGATCAGCAGTTCCTTGTGGTTTTTGGTTCTTTTGTTGTACCGCCTGTTTTGCTGCATCTTTTTTTCTTTTAGCAAAACTCATCTGTTTTGACATATTCTGTAAAGTTTGTTGCATACTGCCTTGACTTAATACAGAATTTGGTAAATGATTTTGTTGTGCCATCTGTAATAATTGCCCCAACAAACCAAGTAACTGTTGAGCAATCGCCATAGCGCCATCACCTCCAGCTCCATTACCCATAGAATTGTTCAATCCTTGATTCTGAACAGCGCCGTTGCCTTTATCCATTATTCCAGTCATAGCAACTAATGTTGTTTGTTTGAGGGTAACAAGTTTTGATAAATCAGTAATCATGGCAAATATTCCAGCATTTACTGCATCTTCATTTGGATGTTGAGCGTATGGCATGGTTGGTGGTCTTGGTGAGAATATTAATTCTCCGTTTGGTCCTTCCCATTCAATATAACCAGGATAAGGATCAGTACTAGAATAAGTAAATACTTGAAAATAACCATTAGGAACAGAAGTAAAATCAACCAAATCTCCTGGCAACTGAGCTGCAGGAAAAGTGTTTGCCGTTGTTACTTTAATCACAGGAACTCCACCAACAATTTCAGTTGCAGTAATTCCACTATATGGTGGAGCCAATACATAAAAAGAATTACCAGAAATATTTGCTGTTACTGTTGTGGTAACATCATACTTTGGAGCAACTCTATTCATCATATCCAATAAAGCAGTATAGAGAGCTTCTTTCTGTAAAGCTGTGAGCGATGCAATCTGATCTGTTGATGTGACAGAACCACCTAACATATTTAAAATATCTGCTGCAGTCGCTGCGATTGTTCCTATTGTCTGTGGTACATAATAAGTATAAGTCTCAGTTCCAGAACCTCCAGCGTATGGTCCAGAAGCACCAGCAGGAGCTCCTCCGCCTCCGCCGCCACCTCCTCCTCCACCACTCATAATTCCACCCATCATACCGCTTAACTGACCAACCATTTCACCAAGACCAAGTTCATTTGATAGCATTCCCATTATGCCACCAAGGCCACCACTCATTAGGCCATTAATTCCAGACATACTTGTCATATTTGATAGTTGAAGTATTTGTTGAATGTTTTTTGGTGCTTGCGGAAGTGCTCCGCTTTTATTTTGAGGATCAACTTTTAAAATCATACTCATCAAATCAGATGACTGATTAGCACTGGCGATAGTTGCTAGATTAGCAGATTTAGAATATTTCTTTTTTGCTTTGTTTGTTAGTTCTTCGCCTTCTGATTCTTCAACATGATGTGCTTTATTGTATTTGTCATCATTTTGTGTTACGTCTTGTGCATTCTGATCAGTTAATTTTGATCTTTGGTTGCGAGGATTTGACTGAGATCCTCTGGCTTGCATTGGAACATCACTATAAGTATCGTCTATATCATCTTTACCAAGAGTATTATCTTCTTCGGTTTTCTGTTTACCGGCACGAGCAAATGTTCCAAGAATAACAGGATATTGTTGTTCTTCATCAATAAAAAATACTATTACTCTTGAGCCAACAATCATACCAGTTGGTGATGTTCCTATTCTTCCTGTTGCTGCAGAATAGATAGGTTGTAAAGGAGTTGCCCATGGAAGGTCTTCGTCTTTGATATTCTGTTCATCGTCATGCATACCATAGATACGAACTTGAACTCTGCCAGATTCCCATGGATCTTTTACACTTCTTACTTCAGCTGTGTAATACTTATTCATCAAACCCACCTTTCATGAATTCAACAACTGTAGTATATCTTGGAACTTGACCAGCTGGTTTTATCATATGTTTAACTCTTAACGCCAAAACTTTAGCAGTAATTTGTTTTTCTTGGTCGCCGCCACTAGCGCCATCTGATTTATTTGGAATATTCAATTTCATAGTTTTACCAACAGTTATATCTGGATTACCATTTACTTCCATAACTCCTGTATCATTCTGTAAACGTGCAATCATTGCTTGCTTGTATGATTTAGACTGCGTAATATAAGTTTGTTCTTTATCGTTTGCAGGATCAACAAAAGTATATAATTGATCTTTTTGGTCTTTTTGTGGTTCGTTAGTTGTTTGTTTTTCTTTTCTTATTGGAGATTGGTTAGCGGTTGGTAATTGAAAATCTTTAAATTCATTGTCTTCTTTTTGTTGTTTACCTGAAGCAAGATTGTATGAATTTCTACCAGAAGCTGCATTGTATCTGTAAGGAGTAAAGAAAGAAGCAGGCACATTAAAATTTATAATGTTCTTGTAGTCGTCTCCAGATGTTGTTGTTTTATTACCAACTGATGGATCTTGGGTGTATTCAAATCCAATACCCATATCTTTGTCCATCATTTTTTTGAATGTTGTGAATACTATTTCTTGTTCCCCATTGTTTCTACGCTCAAACAAAGAAAAACATGAACCATCCTCTTCATAATTTTGAGAAACATGTCTATTATGCAAACTTTTTATAAATTCATGAGGATTCCTACTGTTACCTAGGATTCTTTGTTTACCTTTAGTCTCTTGTTCTACATTTAATTGTTTATCCGAACCCCAATAATTTTCAACAACGTCTTTAACTATGTTAGAAGTCTGATCATTATAGCTCTTGTTTACTGCTTTTGATCTTGATTTCAAAAGTTCCGGAGAACAACAACGTAATTGATATATTTTTGCTTTGTTTGCACCAGTGTGTTTCATATCAGCATTTTGTAACAGTGCTAATTTGAAATTGGCACCTTGACCGTTTCCTCCAGGAACATCGATGTTTATACTTACTTCTTCGTCACCAGATAATTGCCCTTGCCCAAGAGCATCATTTGAATCAAGCACAGTTATATCAGCATATGTGTGATGATCAATGCAACTTTCATATACGTTACATCCCATCAATACTAAACCACTAGTATCAATATTTCCTATTTTGAACTGAACATCTACGTCACCAGGAACAGCCATATTACTTCAGTAATCCTTTGAGTGTTGTTGCTACCTGTTTAGCGTATTGTGGTTGAACTACTTTAATTGATTTGTTGTATTCATTTTTTTCATTTTCATAATCATAATATGTTACAGGAGAAAAATAAGTAACTTCCTCTGGTAGTAAATTCTGAGCATAATAAGAAGAAGAGTATATAGCAGTATTTACGTTACTTTCTGTTCCATAAATATAACTGTTGTTTGTTATATAAGCATAGCCATACAAATTTGACTTTACGTATGGTGGAATAAAATGATGAACTTCTGAAGTTGTTCTTATATCATTTAGACCGACTTTTGGTCCACCTAAGTATGTCGAAAGACTAAAACCAGAACTATTGGCAGCCACAACATAATAATAAGTATTAGCAGTCAGCGCTGATAGGGCTGTATTTCCTGTTGGTACCTCATAATATATTTGTTCATTAATATCAAATATTAAATCTGAATTAGCTAAAAATATAGTAGCAGTACTTCCATCATAACCAGCAGTATTTGCTGATATTGATAGTTTATTACCTACTGTGAATCCAGAAGTATGTTGTATATAAACATATCCATTATTAGCGAATACTACTTGACCCTGACCTGTTGTGTTTGCATCATAGTAAACTTTAACAATTTCATCTGCAACGAAATTAGTATTACTAACAGGATATGCAACAATGTTGTTGGTGTTTATAGTTGTATCGTCTTGTTTTCTTTTATAATTCAAAATACTTCCGCTTAGAGTATATTGTGCTTGCCAATATTTTAATAACGTTGGTGGAAGAGCATCGTATTCGCTCACTGATATAGTTTCAGAGGAAAACCAATTATTTCTATAGAATTTTGTTTTTGATTGAGCAACATCAATTGAACCATATTTTAAATTAATAAAAGAATAGAAATCATTTTCTTTCATATACCAATCATAATAAGGATCTGTTACTTGATTTGTTAAATATAATAACCAGCTATAATAAGAATCTTGATATGTATTGTAAGCATGTTGATCTGCTCTTTCGCCGCCAGAAATATCATCAAGATAATAAACAAATGGATTCTTTAATGTGTTGTCAGTAAACACAACACGCTCTGTTATATCAACAGCTTGAGTGTTTGCATAAGTTATTTTATTAAATTTTTCGAAATATTTTTCTGACATTATTTTACCTTATTAAGCAAGATCTTCTTGAGTCCAATATTCAATTTCAGTTAAATTGACTCTCAATTTTACCTGGGCTGGACCCTTTGATGATTTAAAAAATGCTGGCATTCCTGCTCCAGTATAATCAACATCAATAGACTCAATAACACATGGCTTGAAACTGAATAACTTATCTTGAGGTATAAATTTAACTGTAACAACATCCGGATATCCAAGAGTTGCTCCATTAGTTCCAGCAAAATTACCACCTTTACGTGGCTGCATGCTTTTTCTGAATTGTTTTATGATAGAATCCAAACTATCTGTTTCGTCTGAGTTTTTCGGCGCCAATGTCCAAGAGAAAGTAAACTTTTTAAACGCAGGAGATTTGAATAACATAACTAAAAATGGATTTGGTATGGAACCTTCAAGGTATCCAGCAATCTGAGCAACTGATGAAACAATTGCTGGAGTCTTTGACATTATATCTTCGCCAAAACTCTTAGGAGTCCAATCAACAGTTGGATGATCGTTGATTTTTTCTGGCATAGGCAACACACAAGTTTCTCCACCACCGGCAACTATTTGTGCCCCCTGTGCAATGGAACCTCTTTGATACTGTGAAAACTGAAATGACATATAATAATTTAAACTTTTAATGTCTGATGGAAAGGTGGCCATTAATACCCTCTATAAATATTTTATATTTTATTTATATAAAGTTTGAGAGATTGTATGCCAACATATAAAGGTCATTTTAAGCCAAAAAACCCAAACAAATACAAAGGAGACCCAACTAATATAATATACCGTTCGCGTTGGGAATTGAAACTGATGAGTCGTTTAGATGATGATCCACAAATTGTGCAATGGTCTTCGGAAGAAATTATTATACCTTATAGATCACCGATAGACAACAAAATACACAGATATTTTCCTGACTTTTGGATTAAAAAATCAAATGGTGATGTTATATTGATTGAAGTCAAACCATATAGCCAGACAAAACCACCAGAAGTTATCAGCAAACCAACGAGAAGATACATTAATGAGGTTGTTACTTGGGGTAAAAATCAAGCCAAATGGAAAGCTGCAGATGAATACTGCAAAGACCGTGGTTGGAATTTTATCATTATGACAGAACACGAGTTAGGGATCAAATTCTAATATAAATACCATGAATTCAACCAGCGGATCATAAATGCCATCAGTCACGTTCCAGAACTTATTAAATCAATCTAACGTAAAATTAACTGCTGATGCCAAGAACTCAGTCGACTGGTTCCGCAAAATGGCATTAGGTGTTCAGAGCGTCGATACAGAAAAACTAATAGACACCAAAGAACCATTCAAAAGAATATTGAAACTTTCTGAGACTTCTGTCGGCAAAATGTATATGTTTGTCTATGATCCTAAAACTAAAGATAAACTACCATATTATGACATGTATCCTTTGATATTCCCAATTGAATACTACAATGATGGGTTTCTTGGTTTGAACTTACATTATTTACCACCAGGAGCCAGAGCAAAATTGATGGATGCTCTGTATGACACTATAAATAATAACAAACAGAACAAAACAACCAAATTGAGAATATCTTATGACATATTAAGCTCTGTGAAGAGATATGCTTATTTCAAACCATGTATAAAGAGATATCTTTTTGGGCATGTTAGGTCTAATTTTCTGTATATTGCACCTGATGAATGGAATATAGCGTTGATGCTACCTACTCAGAAATTCGTTAAGAGTGCTCCAGGCGGTTCAACAATTAGTGTAAGCATTGATCAAGTCTATAAAGATTCAATAAGAAAGTTTTAAATGTTTAATGTAGATAGCTTTAGATCAAATATAGAAAAAAATGGTTATCTTCAGAATAACCGTTTTAAAGTTACTATTGCTCCTCCTAATACAATGCAAGGCGTAAGTAATAACATACCAGAGTTGCTTACTTTCAGAGCTGAATCAGTGAAAGCTCCTGGGATAACATTACAAAGCAGCGATGTATTCAGACATGGTATTGGCGTAAAACAAGCAATGCCTTTCTCCGGAGCCTACACTGACAATGTTATTTCTTTCATATCTGATGGTCGTGGAGATATCTGGTCTTTCTGGTATTTGTGGATTAATTCTATTTTTGATTTTGGTGGCGCCGATAATGTTGTTGGCGTGACGAATAAATTACCAACTTATGAATTAGAATACAAAGAGAAATATTCCACCAAAATAACCATTGAAGTATTTGATAATTATGGTAACGTTTCTCAGACGATTAACATGTATGATGCTTTTCCAATTTCCATCAATGACATGCAACTGAATTGGGGAAACAACAATCAATTGTTAAGAATAACAGTAGGTCTATCTTTCAAAGAGATGACCATAGAGGGAGCTGGATTCTCAACTCCGGAACAGGGAGTGTCAACTGTATCAACTCCACCTTCAACTGTTCCTCCAGCTCTATTCACTCAAGGCACTTCTTTGAGTCCAACTACACCTTAACTTGTATGAATTAATAATCATGGAGATTTATAATGTCTTTACCAAAAATTTCATATCCAATTAATGTTATTAAAATACCTTCTTTGAATAAAGGGTTTAAGTTCAGACCATTTTTAGTAAAAGAAGAGAAACTATTATTGATAGCCAAAGAAAGCGATACTCCATCTGATGTGTTGCAGGCCATTAAACAAGTGGTAAATAATTGTTCTGTCGATGATAAATTTGATGTGGATTCTGTTGCTATTTTTGATTTGGAATACGTGTTCTTAAAACTACGTGCCATGTCAGTAGATAACGTTGTTAAAGTTGCATACAAAGATTTTGAAGATGATAAGGTTTATGAGTTCAGTGTAGATCTCAATGCAGTTGAAGTTGAATTCCCGAAAGACGTAAGCAATAAAATTGAAGTGACAAAAACTTCTGGTGTTGTTCTGAAATATCCTGCAGCCAGTTTGTATGATGATAAAGATTTTATCAATTCAGAAAAAGATTACATTTTCGAGTTGATTGTCCGTTGTATCGATAAAATCTATGATGGCGAGAATGTTTATGAGTCAAAAGATTATAAACTAGAACAAATCAGAGAGTTTCTTGAAGATCTAGACGTTAAAACTTTTGATAAAATCAGAGAGTTTTTGGTAAATCTTCCGGCGATGAAACACACAATCAAATATAAGAATTCTTTGGAGCATGATAGAGAAATTGTATTAAGTTCGTTAAACGATTTTTTTACCTTGCGCTAAACCACAATACATTGCATAACTATTATTCAACAGTATTCAGTTTAGCACAACATCATAAATATTCAATAAGCGAAATTGAAGATCTTATACCATTTGAGCGTGACATTTATATAGATATGTTGTCGATGTTTATTAAAGAACAAGAAGAAAAAACAAGAAACGCACAAAGGTAAAGAATGGCTAGGAAACAAGGTCAAATAAATCCAGGTGAATTTGTTCCGATTGGTGATGTCCCACCAACTCCTGGACAATTACAACTTCAACAAGCACTGAAGCAGTTCGAAGAAGATAACAAAAAAATACAAAAAGAAGAATCTGCTTCAAGAAGAGCTGCCAGAAACATTGACGCCTCCACAATATCAGCACTAAAAGACCTTACTTCTGTAGTCAAAGAACAAAAAGAATACATTACAAAATTAGAACAAAAAGAAAAGAAGAACGAAAAGTCAATTGATAAGATTGCCAATGTAACCAACACCAATAATGATCTAATGCAGAAAACATTAGATGTTCAAAACAGAATACTATCTGAACTTGTTAAAATGAATAAAGGTAGACAGGCTGACACTGACAGATTATATGATGAATTACATGATATTGATAAAGATCTCAAAAATTTAGAAGATGGAATTGGTGGTAAAGAATCTATTTGGGATAAATTATTTGGTAAACCAGATATTGAAGTCAACAATTATGGCAGAAAATCGGGCAGAAAAGGTCTTGGTAAAGGAAAAGGATTACTATCAAGATTCTTTGGTGGTGGTGTTAAGAGTGCTGCCGGTGCTGCCACTGCTATTGGCGCTGGCGCTGCAGCATCTATGGCAGGTTCTGAGACAGAACTATTACAGCAAGCTGCTGGTGATTGGGGGGCTGGTGGTAAAACTGTTTCAAAAACAGCATCTGCCAAAGCAATATTCAAAGGTGTTCTTGGTGGAACAAAATCTGTATTAAAAGCAGGCATAAAAGGAATACCGGGAGTTGGTGCTTTAATTGCTACTGGCCTCGTTGCCATGGACAGTATAAGTTCTGGCTCTAGTCCAGGCGAAGCAATATCAGCTGGTATTGGTTCTGCAATTGGTGGGACTTTGGGTGCTATTTTGGGTAGTTCTGGTGGACCACTTGGAACTTTTGCTGGTGGTTTGACTGGAGCTCAAGGTGGTGAGATGCTCGGCAAATACCTTTATAAAAGCATGAATATGTTTGGTGGTGCTGAAGTTTCATCTAGCGTAAAAGACGCACAGAAAGTTCCAGAAAAGAAAGAAGAAAAAGGTTGGTTTGAGTCTGCAAAAGATTGGGTAAAGGAAAAGGTAGACACACTAACTGGTAATAGATCTGGCTCATCTGCTTCCGGAGCAGCTGGGCCAATAGCAGAGAAAAGCATTAGCAATCCTGTAATGGCAAAAGAAATATTCGATTATCTAACATCAAAAGGTATCGACAAAACTCATGCTATGGGTATATTAGCAAATATACAAAGAGAATCAGGGTTTAATTCTGGTATAATTGGAGATAATGGCACCTCAGGTGGATTATTCCAACATCATGCTGATAGATTTTCGAAGATGGTGGCTGCAGCTGGTCCCAATTGGCAAAAAAATTGGAAAGGTCAAATTGATTATGCTATGACTGAAGGAGATATGAAAACATATCTCAGTAAAAAATATGCTGATACTGGAGCTGCAGCTGATGCTTTCGTTACTGACTTCGAGAGGCCAAAGAATCCTGGAAAGGATATGGCAACAAACAGAAGTTATATTAATTCATTAGAAAAAACTGTTAGTAAAACTTCTCCTGAAGCGTTTGCTTCCGGAAAAGAAGTATCTCATGATGCTGCAAGTAAATTTGGTATGGGAGCTTCTACTGGTCAGAAAATGCCTACTTCTGCATCTCTTGCTGCTTTACCATCAGCAACTTCTGGAAGAACAGAAACACCGGCAGCTGCCACAGCCACACCACAATCAAGTCCTATATTATCAAGCGAATCCAGACAAAAAGAATCAGCGAAAGGTTCTGTTCCATCTGGAGACATTGTTGCTCTTGGTAAATATCTACAAGGTCAAGGAATTAATGTTTCTGAACATCCATCTTTCGGAGGAGTGAAAGCTGGAGGGCATGCTAAAAACAGTGCTCATTATAGAGGCGAAGCAATAGACGTAAATGGACCTCCAGGAACAGTAGAGGCAAATGATCCAGTATGGGGTAAGAAATTTGATGCTCTTGCAGAACAATTAAGAGCAGCTGGTTATAAGGTCATCTGGAGATCTGGCGGACATTTTAATCATTTACATGCACAAATTGGTGGAGGAAGTTCTGGTCATGAAGGAGCAGACCAAACTTCCGGAGCAACAGATACAAACCAATCAACAGCAATGTCTGGCGGTTCTGCTGCTCCAGTACAACAACCACCAATGACTCCATCTATGAATATGCCAATGGGTGGTATGTCTAATATGATGGGAATGATGGGTGGCATGGGAGGAATGGGTGGTATGGGTGGCATAATGAATATGGCTATCCCAATGATTGGTAATTTGGTTGGTGAGTTATTTGGAGCAGGAAGCGCACAAGCAGCAGAAATGCAAGGTGGTGTTTCTAGAAGTGCTGATATGCTTGGACCATTGCCAATGTTCAATCAACAACAACCTAATAGAGAAGAAAACGAAAGAAGTAACAGTGCTGCTCAGCCAAGTTACACAAATCCATTTAATACATTTAATGCGCATGGTAATGGTACAGAAATTTCAAAGAATTATATTGACAACTTCCATGCTTCTCCAGTTTGGTTACCATCTTTAGAGAAAATTTTTGCTATGGTCGGTAGTCCCAAAGGTAAATTAGCATAATAAAAAAGGGAGCCGAAGCTCCCTTCTTTTAGCCAGCGAGGCTCTTAAAGAATTCCAACGACTCATCGTCGTCGTCATCAGTCATACCACCAACCTTTGCAGATTCAAAAGATGGAGCTGACTTTGCCTTAAGAGTTGGTGCTTCCTCTGAACGTGACCAAGGAACATCCTCCTCTTCTGCCTTCTTAATCTTAAGAGAAGTCTCACCGGAAAGAACCTTAACCAACTTGGCCTTTAGTTCTTCGTAGCTCTTGAAATTAGAAGGATCAAGGAATGCCTTCAACGAATGTTCAGAATTCCATACCTTCTCGAGTTCAGAATCGTTCTGAAGTAATGGCTCTGACTTACCAAACTCTGACTTATCATAGTTACGATAACCTTCAACATTACGGATCTTGAGTTTGAAGTTAGCGCCTGCCCAAAGATCAAATGGATTCATTGGAGTTTCGTCCTCAAACTGTGGCTCCATTGCTTCCTTCAACTTATCAAAGATTTTCTTACCATACTTAAACAAGAAAACCTTACCTTCGTTGGAAGGATTTGCTTGATCCTGAACAATATAAACATTGCTAACAAAGTGAAGACGACGCTTCTGTTTACGAGCTTGTTCACGCTCTGGTGATTTGTCGTCAGTTGTCGAGTTCCAGAGTTTAGAATTATACTCAGAAACTGGATCCTGTTTACCAATAGTTGTTAGTGAGTTTTCAATATACCAGCCACCTGGTCCCTGGAAACCATGATCGAACATGCGGATAAAAGGAACATCCTCATTTGGGGGAGCGGGTAGAAAACGAAGAACAGCATAACCATTACCAGCCTTATCAACTGTGGGAGTCCAAAAGCGATCATCGCCTTTCTTTCCTCCACCTTCTTGGTTAGAAATCTTATTGAGTTCTTCTGTTAGAGCGTTTAGTGACTTTGAACCTGATGATGATTTAAGTGACTTGAAGTCCATGTATTATCTCCGTATAAGCGTTGTATAAACAGTGTATGAATGGCATTTGTATCGCCATCATTATTTAGTATACCCCAATCAACCATAAAAGTCAAGAACTATCTTACGGTACTTGTCCTTATCATACACAATGAATGGAGTATATTTTTTCACTCTTAAGCTGTATTCATCCCATACAGGATCATATTTCATCTTAGAGTCCCAGTGTTTCTTTGCTCCTGTTAAATCTAACAGAATACAAAGAGTTTCCAAGCATATGCTGCCTGAAAGATATAATCTGAAAAGAACAGGATGTTCTCCTTCTCTACAGATAAAATTATTATTGAATGGAGTTTCTAGTTTTTCTATTTCATTTTTAAACGTATAGCCAAGAGACTGTTGTCTTTTCTTCCATGTCTGGTATGTTTGCTCTGGCTCTGGCGTATATGCTAAGTCTCTTATCCATAGTTTGTTGTTATCTGCCAGATTAGCAACAAGAAAGTCATGAACCTCTGGATGTTTGGCTAGTTTCTCGAAGAATATCTTATCTTTACGTTTCTGGAAAGATGCTGGATTGGCTCGCATCTTTCCATTGTATTTGAAATAATCATAATCTGGTTTCGAGAAATGGTTCTTAAGACCTAGATACTCACGGTAACAATCATAAGGGTTCATCTTCCTCTTTCAATATATTCATAAATTTAACAAACAACCCTTTCTCTCGGCCATATGCCTCTATTTCCCAAGGTTGTTCCCAATAATCCATGTTGTCGCTGTCATATTTTTCGCCCAACCATTTAGTCATACGAACTGGACGAAATATGTCTTTTAATTCTCCCTTGGCGTATTGCTTAAGATGCACCATCTCGTGGGCAAGCGCCAATAGGATCTCTTTTTTGGGTAATTTTGAGTCTATAGTTATGAGGAAATCTCTGGCTCGATGATTGTCATCGGTCCAGTCGCAGTAAGCGTACTCGTTACATCCTCTATCAAAATTCTCAAATTCAATTGTTAGATCAATGTTCTTGGAGAGTTTAGTTCCAAGTAAGTATTCGCCATAGAACCGAGCAGCTTTCTTAACAATATAGGTAGATAAATCTTTCTTGGGTTTACCTACTATCTTGATAAACATTTGATACTCCCACAAATGTTGAAGCTCGATTATTTATAATGGCAGACTTCTACCTCTCTTTGTTTTTAAAAGATTAGCGGTCTCTGCTTCCATACGGATCTTGGCCCGGAGTACTGGGTCTTTCTTGATCAATAGGGCAGCAGATTCCACCTCATAGCTGTTCTGTTCGCACCACATAACAACTGCATCCATATACGGGACATCTTTCATCCAGCATATTTCCTCAATTTCACAAGCGAAAGATTCGTTCATTCAGTCTTTCTTTCCATATTGTTTTGTCCATAACCAAGAGTTGAACTTTGATACCTTTGAAGCCAGCTTATCGACAAGCCAGCTGTTCCAGAACCAGTGATCGTATTTGCCCATCTATAACTCCTATTTGATTGTGATGGTTGTTTGATTGCGATTTGATTTCACGAGGTCATAAAGAATTGCTGCATTACTGGGACTAAGTCGAACACAACCATGTGATTTCGGAGAACCTAATCCGCTTATATGCGGAGTGCCATGGATAGCAATATTTCCATTGAAGAAAATAGACCAAGGCATAGGAGACATATCATATAATCTAGAATAATGCATGGATTCCATAGACTGGACATTAAACGTTCCCGAAGGTGTAGAATATCCTTTACGGGCTGTTGATACTGGCCAAACATCTAGTAACTCTCCATCTTGGTATACTTCCATAGTCTGATGACGTTTTGATATTACAACATCATAATCTGCCATGGCAGGAGTAGAGAAAGCAATACATAATGCAATTAGATACTTTTTCATTTCTTCTCCATATTTAGAATTCTACCTTTAGTATAACCTAAATTTAAATATTTGTCAATATCTTCCGTTTTGATTTTTTTATTCTCTTTTCCATTTGTTATCCAACAAGTTCCATATTGAGAATTTTTAGATCCTTTTTGATGACCATTGTTTTTATGTTTTTCTTTCATTTTATCAATAGATTCTTGTTTGTGTTTTCTGTTTTTCCAAGTTCCCTCTGGGTAAATTTGTTTTACTTTTTCTCTTCCTATTTTCGAAATAGTTTTCATATGAATTATTTCTTTTTCATCTTTCATCATCAATTTTCTAGTTTCAGAAAGAGATTTTAATCTTCTTTTCTCAGACTCTTCGGATCTTCTTCCGTTATTCATTTTATTTCTATTAATAAAACTGAAACCACCATATCCGCCTTCATTCAGATTGTATGTTTGTTCTGATACTATAACTAATTCTTTTTCTTTGTTCTTCATATCTGATTCGTTGTCATATACATAAAGAATTTCTTTTGAAAAGTTCTCTACGCCGTGTTTTTCTATGGCACGTTTCAAATATTTTCCAGAACCCATATAATTATCTTCTAGATCTTTTGTTTTGTGCATTCCGATATAATATTTACCGTTTATATTATTTGTAATCCTATAAATAGTATAGTACATAGTGCTAACCTCCGATTGTATAATAGTCTTATTGTCATCGCTATTTATACAATCGGAGTGCTTATGTGATTCCGGCATGATTCGAACATGCGACCTACTGCTTAGAAGGCAGTTGCTACTATCCTGCTGAGCTACGGAACCTTTCTGTGTATTCAAACTATTGGATGTGTATTCTTACCTTTAAGACTCTTCTTAACGAGTTTAAGCCAGAGCTTACGTTCTTTCTTAGCATTCTTATCAGAGATAGCCTTATAGAACTTCATAATTAATCGTTGCGTCTTACTCAATTTAGCCATTTTACTTCTCCAAATTAATTGCCAGATTCTGTTTCGAGGTTCTGGCGGACCCAATGATCATGCTGCTAGAGCAATCTCAAATGGTGCGTAGTTGTCGTTGGCACCTGAACGTTGTCTTTGGTCTCCTTAAACCTTTACCACACCAGTCGATCCTAATTTCTGGCCCATCATAAACAGATAACACTCTCCATACCTTCTCGGTGATCAAGCCGAGGCCTACTTCATTGAGCCTGCGTCCAGTTGTTATCTGTTTATGGTGGACCAGCTGGGTACTGCCCCCAGGTCCTGAATGCTTATTTCGTTTCTCTCAACGACCTCGGCAATTACTATTTATGAAATAAAAAATTGATCACTATTCTTTTATCTGATTTAATTGGACAACTACTAGCATGATAATAATCAGAATCAAAGAAAATAGATTTTCCTTTTTGTGGAGTTATTCTCCTGTCAAGTGTAACATTCTCAAATTTGTCATCTTTTTTCTCTTTAAATATAAAAGTATCCCCATCAGAGTCATTAACGTAATATAATAAACTTTCGCCAGGGAAAAAATTTGAATCTACATGCGGGTAATTATATTGTTCGCCCGAGAATAAATTGTTCTTGACCAATAGATTTGCTTTTATTCTTGATAATTTCGGCATAAAATCTTTATTAAATTTCTTTTCCAATAAAAACAAAAATGGATAAACCAAACGAAAATAATTAGATTTTATGGAACCATCAACAAAAAACGAATGAGTAAACTGACCTGTGTTCATTGTGTTGTTATCTTTAAAGAATGAACTTTCTAAGTCTTTATTGATAGTGTTTGGGTTATAATACCATGGAAAATCATGCCCACACAATATATCATGTATCTTATCTACTTCTTTTTGACTTAATAGATTATCCATGATAATCATCATCTATACTCTTCTATTATTGCTTCATCGGGCAAAGCACTACCAGTTGCATGGGTTCGAAGTTGCGTCCCGTACAGCACACTCTGCGTACTTTGCTGATTGGCAACTAGCCAAGCCACAAAAGGATAACACCATTATTGATAGGATATACTTTTTCATTTTATTACTCCGTGTTTAATGAATTCCTCAAATCCTTTTATAATTATTTCTATTTCTTTATCCGTTTTATCTCCATGATAGAGATCATATCCTATCATAACACGATCTTGTTCGTTTTTATTTGGCTCAGACCAGTGCTCAACGTTAGATGGAAAAAACAATGTTTCTCCTTGTTCTAAACTATAAGTATGTTCACCAACGTGTAATACGCCATTACCTTGTAAATAAAACACAGCACTTATGAGATTGTCAAATGTTATATGTTTATGTGGTCTGATATATGAACCTGTTGGATATACATTTGCCCATGCCATTACAATTTTAGAATTCTCAAAACATTGTCTACCATTAGATGATATAAAATCATTAAGTTCATCAAACTCAGATAGAGTATGAAGTTTTCTGCCATTCTTAACAAAGGCAGTTGTGTGTGCCCTTGTTAAGAATAAATCGTGAGCGTCCAACTTCATGGACTCTTCAACCATATTATATACTGTTTTCTTTATTTCGTCAATATTACCTGTGTAGGTTGCCTTTAACATCACAATTTTGGAGATGTCTTGTCTAATGCTTTGTTGAGTATCTCCACAGTGTCACTATTATACATTACCTGAGCAGCGACAGATTGAACGCATACTGATTTGATGTTCTCTGCTTTATTATCTTTTGGTTTATCATAAGAAATAGTAATGGCACCACCACCATTAATCCAAGTCTCAACGTAAGTATTAGATAGTCCTTCTCCACGATACAACACAGCAAAATTTGATTCTTTTAATATTTTATTGATTTTTTCTTTTGGGCCACAACCAATAATTTCCTTTGGTCTATCTTCTGCCAGAGCAGGAGTTGTAAGAAGTAGTGCTGCCAGAATAATATGTTTCATTTGTTCTCCTATTCTACATCAATAACAGCATTAACGCTGAGGCATGTGTATTCTATTTTGTTTTGTCTACGATCATAGTGGTAAGTATACTTTAGAGGAATTCCTCCCGCTTCTAAACACATATTGTCAAAAGCTTCTTTGTGTTGTTGTTCTTCATAAGCAGCATATACTATGATAGATAGTAACACAATTGAAAGAAAAGTCATAACATTTAACAACGCTTCGATTAGTTTTTTATTCATTACATCACCCTCAGCAGTATGGTGTTTTCGTTAATGCGCGATTGTAACGACGCATTGTTTTTGAGTTCTTGATCAATCTTTCGTAGAATAAGTTTGCCACCTTCCAAAACTTTCTTGACGATCTCTTCGGATTTGCGACCCGTAAGTAATGTGGTCGACGTTTCTTCGTTATACTTAATGATCGAAGTCCCCTTGACATCAAGACCTCCTCTGTCAAGCGCACGAAATACCGAGAGAGTCTTATACTTTGTGTTGAACGCCCAAAGTTCTTGTGCGCCAATGATTTTCTCAGGATTAACTGACGCAATTTTGAACGTATTATCTTCTTTCTGGTACTTAAACGATTTAAGTTTTTTCTCGACCGATTGGACTCTCGGTTTTCTAGGATTGCGAGTTCTTTTCGCCACTCCGGCATACTTTTCGGCATCATCGCACATAGTAGAGTAGAATTTAATAAATTTTTGTAGATCGCTTTTTTTGTAGCGTCTATATCCTTCTTTGATCTGTTCATCTTCACCTTCGTATGCTTCAATCAATTCCCCAAGAACAGGACTCAGTTTGTCAATAATACGAGAAACATATAAAGACGGGATATTGTTTGCTTGAAGCCAGTCGTAGAATGAGAAGTTATCGTTCGCTTCAATGTGATCGTCAATAAGTCCCTCGACCTCGCCCAAGATATCATGCGCCTTTTCGTTAACTCTTTCTTGTATCGAAACTTTCGGTTTCTCGACATCAGTTTCCTTTGGTTCTGACTCAATATATTTATTACAAATATCGTTGAGTCTGTCCTCCAGATATGGTCGAGCATCAACTGGTAGTTCATATCCTTTTGTTATAAGACGAGCAATCCAAGCAATGGTAGTTGGAACAAGAGTATCAGGTATAGATTTAATTTTCTTTACTTCGTTTACTCTGCCCATATTCTTAAGATATGTTACTAGATATTCTTTTGCTTCAATATTGGTACACATATAATTATACCAATTCAATGCATTCATGTAATCTAGTTTTGTGAGTGGTTTGGTAAATACTGGCTCATCGCCCAGATGTTTCTGGTTAACCACATACTGCTCTGACTTTGTTACCCGAACAGTCTTTGGTTTACGTTTAACAATACCTGGGCGACGAGCCATTACTATCTCCTATTAAGCAGCTTCAGCAAACTCTACAGCGAGTTCAAGAGCTTTTGTCTTAAGACCTTTATTATATCCATACCAAGCAGAAGTCAAGCGCGAATCAACTGAACGACCCATGGTATGATCAGTCATATACGTAACAGTATTAAATGCTGACCACCAAGATCCCTCAGCATATTCTGCACCAGGTTGCTCGTGAACGAGAGACAGAGCCTGTGAAGCATTGCGAGACATATCTTTCTTGTTCTCGTTGTCACCAGTAACAGGAAAGATGCGTTGGAAATACTCAACGAGAGTTTCTTCCTTATACATCTTAGAGCCAAGAAACTCTGCCATCTCTTTATACTGAGTCAACTTATCCTTGGCGATACCAAGCATCATTTTAACATTGTCTGCCTGGAACTGTTTACGATGGCTGATCTTTGCCATTCGTTCAACAGCTGAATTGAGAGACAATGATAAAGTATTGTTACAGACAACACGGATAGGAGTGAAACGCACATCGGTAGAGCATCCATATTTGTGGAAGTTAGAGAACAGTAGATAAGAATCAATCTTATCTCCCTTGAACAACTCGAACGATTCATTGACCTTGGCCAATGCCCACACTATCTTACCATCTTGTAACGAACCAGCAGTATGCATCTGCATCTCGCCAGCAGCAATAAAGTCATTGAAGAATTCGAATGCTTCTTGATTCTGTACTGGATTCCAGTCATTAGATACAATGTCTAGAATCTTATTATCAGAAGAACGAACAAGAGCAGAACGATCAATCTCTTGTGCTTCATCATTAATAATCACAAATGCTTGTTCTTTAGAGACTGTCCAATTAAGTCCAGCTTCATCAAGCATTTGAATAGGAGTCAAGTCTGGAGAGACTTGTTTTCCTAGATTGTGCCATGGCACATCACCAGCATATGCCATTTGAGCAACACCATTTACCATCTCGATCATATGAGCCATTTTAGTTCTCCGTCACATCAACCATCATATACAAAGTATACTATTCTTTTTAAAAAAAGTCAAGCACTCTTTTCATTAGAACGAGTGGCTCCACCTTGATGTGCAAATTTAAAACCACACATCCATTCTTGTTGTCTGTAGAGTTCTGACTGCACTAATCTATCGTTCGACTGGTCTACCAATATATAATTGTAAGGACAATCTTTAATAGATCCTCCATCTAGATAATGCTCTCTACCTTCTTCGAAAAACTGATTAGTGAACTGCCACTCAGACATTGTCTTCCTCTTTCTTTTTTCGATCAACACCAATAAAGTTTTCTGGGTGCCTCAATATCTCCGCAAGGAAATTGGCAAACTCCAATAGATCCTCTTTGTTATATCTAGCACCAATCTTCTCTTCTCTTAGATATGCTGTAATCAAACAATATGCCTCATTGGCTGCTGGGTATTTTAACTTATCTCCTACTAGCATGCTATCTCCTAACTGTTATGCTCTGTTCACAAAATCATAATAATTATCTATTAATTTACGCATTCTTACTTCTAATGCTGCATAAGCATCCTCGTCCATAATTCCAATTAACATATCTGTATAATCTTCTGGCTCAAGAAACTTCTTACACAATTCCAAATATTCTTTGGCAGTTGTTGGTGGGAATACATTTACGCCGACAATCTTGTAGGGCCAGTCGGGAGGAAAGTCATCCTCCTCGACAAACTTTTTTGTTTTGGTCTCAATTTTCTGTTTGACAGGAAATTGTATGACTTGAGCAGTCATTACGTACGCTCCACTCTAACAATAATAAATCTTGTCGATTGGTAATATCCTACTTCCCAAACATTTGTATCTACATTATATCGACGAATCACATCACTTCTCCTCGATTACTGGACTTCCGACCAATCTGCTCTGTCTAATCAGGTGTAAGAATACAATTGCATCCTGCATTGTAGGGAACTTTTGCCTACGTTCAACAATGTATCCATCTTCATTCTTAATAGTATAAGAAACTCTAACGGACTTACGATACTTCATATCATTCTCCCATTGTTGTAATTGTGTATTTATTTAAACGGTTTACCCGAAACCCAACCAACCAGACTGTGCCTAGTTCCTCTAGTGACAGTTGTTACTCTGTGCATAGTAAAACTAGGGAAGGCAATTATTGTTCCTTGTTTCCTGTCCATATTCTCAGGGAATTTCTCCCCTGCATTCAACAGCTGCAGATCACCACCATCATAATCATTTCCATCAGTCAATTGAACAACAATACTCAGCTTTCTTATTGGCCCCATGACTGTTCTATCATTATGTGCATCATATCTGCCTGTGGGTGCATTATATTCTGTGAACTGTAATCCCTCTGTCATTCCCCACAGATCAAAACCAAAGAACCTTTTGTTCAACGCCAGGACAGGACCATTCAATCTCTCATATACCCATCTCATTTCATTTGAATCAAGAAACAATATATTACTGTCTCTTATGTTTTGATGTTCTTTTTTTCCACTAACAGTTCCTTGTTCTAATGTTTTACTCTTAGCATATTGAATTATATCTTGACACTCTTTACCATTGAACACATCAACACACGAGCCAAATCTAGCAACAGTATCACGATAAAGAGACCAAGACATCAAGCAGCCATCACTTCCTTAACATGAGAACAAGTGCGACGATACCCGAAACCAGTACAGTTACAGGAAAGAGAGCCAGAATCAGCCATTGTGACTGTGTATTGTTTACCATTTTTACCAGGGATACAAACGTATGTTGGCTCTCTGTTATCAGACTCAGAAGCAACAGTCCAACCACAAATAATAGCGTCTTTCTCCAGAATACGATAGGGAGCATCCTGATCTCCTGTTGTCATTACGAATTGATTATTAGATAACCAAGGGAAATTAGGAACGATGTCCCCAGTATAGTCGTTATAAGGACTAATGAGACAAGAAGGAGAGTAGCGATCGCGGACATCATATAATACATTTTTGATCCTCACTTTCAGTCGCATTTTGAATACCCCAATTGATCTTCAACCAGACTCTTTCATAGATATAATGTATCATTGTCATTATTATATGAAATATCAGAGCACTTGTCAATCCAAACATTAGATAAGCAACGACAAATGCTATTAGTCTGTAACCAATTGCTCTTGCTATTGTTCTTTTATGACTCTCTACCATCACAATCCCATGTTAGTTTGTATTGATAACAAATTCTGTAAACTGAATCCAGCCCATCTATAATTCTCGTACCGTATCCAAGATTTGTTCTTTTCAAATTGACTAATAACATCTCTGAATATAAAGTAATTAATACTTTTGTCTAATACATTTCTACCATACTGTTTGGCATGAGTCCAAAATGGTGTGTCGAACGTAGATCCACCAGAGTAATGCAAGCAAATAATCTCGTGTATCTCATTTGCTATTCTATTGAAATCATAATCTACCATTACATCAGATTTTGTGCCGAACATATACTCATAGAAATATCTATTAATTCTGTCGTAGACGAATAGAGAGTTGGCAAACATTGGCTCGTAAAAGAATGCACTATTACCATTCTTAATAATTCTACCATCCAATATATTATTAGAATAGAAGTATTTAAATTTGTATTCTGTATTATCTAATGCAGTAACACCAATTTGCTTGGAGAAATTCTCACGAGCTGTGTCAATATCTGTTATGTTATCATTGAACATATATCCGTAACTCATTCTATTAGACAGAGGCACACCAAACATCCAGCCATCAGGAGTTGCTTCGTGTAATGTGTATATCAAATCCTTAACAACAGGCCCATTGTGCACCAATCCACGATTGAGCGGCGCATTCTCGAACACTGTGTAATTAGTATAATCTTTGGGAAAACCTCTACAATCCATCACATAATCAAACTCTACTGGTTTGCCATCCACAACAACAACTGCCTTATTATCTGTGTTGTGTAGGCTATCGACATTTCCTTCGATAACAGAGAATTTATCCCCCCACATATCCTTCAATCGTGCGAATGCGAATTCTTTTAATTTAAATGTGTTCATGTGTATTGCAAGATTACCACCGATAAATGGATTATTGAACTCGTGCTCTCTCCAATTGACATACTTTGTGCCCAATTTAATTGTGGCATCTAATTGTTCGAGATCTTTATTGTGATCGAACAATAATCCTTTCATAATACTATCTAAGAATGGAGGATTTGTGCTCTCGCCAATACCAACAATTGGAATGTTTGGCTGATGTATAGATGTAATTTCCCAATCATCCAACCAAGCACAGTAATGACACAGTGCCTGTATACCAGCAGATCCAACGCCAATGATTGCTATCTTATTCATTATTGTATTCCTTAATTAATTTCTTATACTCTGGATTTGGATGTTTATACAAATGCTCATAGAATATTTTAATAACATTCTTGGCAGTTGTACCTTCAAACATAAATGGAAAGAATGCATGAATGATGCTTGCCATACCAATACAAATTAGTATGACACCACCTTTGATTGCCCATATTAAATGATTAATATAATTGGTCTGACTTAATAATAAGTGACGCCTAGATCGATCTAGTGCATTCATTTCTTCTCTTCTTTCTTATGCTCTCCGCACCAGTCGTTGTGATATGTTTCAGGGAACTCTATATTTTCTTTATATTTAACTGGCGGATAGCGGCGACACTCGTAAGTATCGCCTTTCGTATCAACTCCTTCTGGTTTATCCCAGTAGATGCAGTTTCCGCATCTCTTTTTCATTTACAGCACGTAATCTTAGCGATACGCTCCCAGTTTGTATTCTGTTTACGAAGAGCGCCAAGTTTAATTGCCATACGGAGAGACAACTCGCGAAGAGAATCAGAGTTTCTGTCGATGAATGACATAACATCATACAATTCTTCGTGACCTAGATTGGCCAATAATCCTTGTTTGATTACCTGTTTGATGCGAATCAGATAATCGCGACGTGTTTTCATTTGTAGATCGATATAATGAGCACGAGACACCAATGCCTGCAGATGTGGCGCTAACTTGTGACCTTTATCAATCATAGCATCAAAGTCATAATTAGAGATAAAGATAATTGTACCTTTAAACTCGAACGAGCGAGGGACAAGCGCACCAGTCTCATCGTCAATAAGTTTGCCCTCGCTCATCCAAGAAACTACTCTACGCTCTGTGGTATCGCACACAGCTTTGAGCAGATTAAGCGACACATCGTCAAAGAATATAGCATCGGCATCGTCAAAGACAATTACCTGTCCTTCTTCTTTGTAAGAATGTAACAATTTAACAAGACCAGTCGCACGCACATATCCCTTGACGATTGTGTAATTGATCGCCGACGGATCCCATTCGGCCAGTCGTTTCTCTACTGTATAGGATTTGCCTAATCCGGCAGGACCAGATACAATAAGAGCACGAGAATTGCCACAGGTACACGCTTCGGCAAGCACATCAAGAATATCAAAGCGCTCGGCGAGTCGCGCTTCAATCTCGGCGTCAGTTTCGGTAGAGGGAGCGGAGTAGGACACTTTAATATTAGTAACCTTATCGGCGATAGATTTACGGGAAGTACGGAAACCAGCTTTCGGAACACCACGAGGCATTAGATCACTCCGTTATCAATCATCATATTATAATTATACCCTAAAACTGGTATTTGTCAACCCCCACAGTTTAAAAAGTTTATGAACTGTGTTTACTATCAATCCTCGTCCTCCTCGGGTCGCTCAATTCCGTAATAGTGATCTAAGTGTTCTCTGACTCTATTGTCGTCGCCGAGATAGAAAACGTAATCGCCGAGTTCTCTACGATATGTTTTGTCGACATATTCAAATCCGCCGTAATATTGTAGACAACCATCATGCGTCTTATGAATAACAATTGTATCCTCGTCAACCCACAAACGATATCCGGCACGAGGATCTAGGCGTAGTTTATCGGCGCTTGTCTCTACCATATTACTATGGATATAGTCATGAACCTTATCGTCAATTTCGTAGAGAAACTCGAATGTCGACATATTATTCTCCATCATAACCAGTAATAACAATACGATCAGCCCAACTAAGAGCATCAAGCACACGAGTTAATTTATTATCATCAAAGCCAGTACCTCCTTGACAGAGATATTCTTCGATAAGTCTTATTACTTCTGTTGCATCTTCCGATGTAATCGTAGCTTCGCATTGCATATTATATCCTCCGAAGCAATGAACCAGATACTTTCCATTCCGTTGTCGGTGTTTTAATTGTTACAGTTTTCTGATTAACACGGACAACTGTGCCGGTAATCAACTGTCCTGTTTTTGTGTGGTTGAAGGCGACATTATCCCCACGAATAAACGACATTGTTGCACGTGCCTGTAGTTCTCTCGAACGAACATTTACGGCAGCAATTGCTTCTTTCAATTCTTCGATTGTATCGATCGCAAAGATAGCTTTAGTAGCGGCAGACATCACTTTTCTCCTCATCATCATATACATATTATACTATGTTTTAATAAAAAGTCAAGCGTCTTGTTCAATTTCGATTATTCGAACATCTTTGTCGTAGATTTGCTCCGGATAGAGCCAATCTAGGAAATTGTATGCTTCATCATATGTGTCAAATATGTATGGTTCTTCGTGGTGTGGCGATATATCCCGCCACTCCCAATTACCTTTTTTGTTTTCTCTGCCGACCTGCAGTTTAAACATTGTCTTTAATTTTAGAATTGATGGCAAACACCATCATCAGAAGAGACAGAATAAGCATAAACACAGCATCATCTGTCTGATATAGGAATACTTTTTTGTAGATAGCGACGAGCAAATCCACAATCGCCAGCATTTCATAAGCAATAGTAATCATTTTATGGCCTCATATTTACCAGAATACCATCACACATGGCACGTACTGGTTGTTCCGGAAATCTATTTTTTAATTCATCGAGGGCAGTTTGTATTACCCAGTCTTGATTTGCAACACTTTTCATCGTCATCCAATTTTTAGAAGCGATGTTTTGTAGTTGTATTTCTACATTGGACATTTTTCTCTCCTATAGGATCCTTTACCTTTTCGAGCTTTAACTACTCTACTATTATATTGACCAGAAGTCAATAGAATTTTCGCTACGGGATTAGATCTCCCCGAATAGGTTTTTTTTCTCTTCATCGGACATCAACTCCTCACAATATGCGAATAAATCACCATCCTGGTATAGCCTCCAGGTATTTCCGTGTTTATCAATATGTGTGGCATTATCAACAACCCAACTCCACACATCCCAGTAGGAATCATTCTCAGGATCAGGACCAGTCCTTAAAACATTAAGATCCCATTGAGAACCAGCCACCCAACTCTTTTCACAATTCTCCGCAAATATTTGAGGTATATAGACACCTTGGTGATCGGAAACAAGAATTTGTATGCCAGACATATTAATTCCTCCAATTACGGGCAGAACAATTGAGTAATTGACCAACCAATTCTATGACTTTATCACTATGACCACCGATGTGCCATTGATATTCTTCTTTTGGCGTAGTTTTTTCCTTATAATCATATATGGTTGCGACCTCGCCGGAACCAAATTTAATAATCCATTCAGCGGTAATTTTATCCCCAGTTGTATTAGGTTTACCAAGAACAGATACCAAATTGTCATAAGTTGTATTGACATATCCTTGCAAACAACTCATATATGCTTCTTTATTCCCAACGATACGATATTTCATATTATATCTCCGATCAGTAATCAGCTGTTAGTTCGCCTTTATCATTAATAAACACAAACACATTATCATCTAATAGATTACCATCAATATCGTAATAAGTCATTTTATATCTAACATTACCATTAGATACAGCAATAAATTCTACGTCCTCAATATCAGAACTAGACTCATTATAACCGCTGGCCTCTAGTAAGTATACTATATCGTTCCGGGTTAATTGAGTTAAATTAGTATTGATATTCATTAGTATATCTCCTCGGCTGTATCAACTATTAACTCGGCTAATTTCTGATTATACCTAATACCTCTATTATTCAACTCATCCTCACACATAATAGTATAATCAGACACAGTAATACCAGAATAACCAAAGTTCCAATAAATCAAATAATGTAATTGATCATCCGTAAACCTATTAATTACCTTTTCGCCTTTCTCTAATCTATCGGCCAATTCCTCTATACGCTCAACCCAATTATGGTCTATTTTATCCTTAATAGTAATCATTTTATAACTCCTGTATAAGAGAATATAATTGACCGCCGAATTGGTCTTCTTGATATACCATATTTACTATGTGACCGTCAAGAACTATTGTATATTCGTCTGTTTCTGCTATTAATGGGTTTTCGCTAATAGCCCCACTAAAAGCCATATAATCATATTTGTCAAACGGACGGAATTTACTGGTTGCAATAATAGTCATCAACTCGGCTGAATTAGGATATTTCATAGGATTTCCTTTCGAACTCATATTATCAGTATACCCTAAACTGTGTATTTGTCAAGCCCTAAAAGGAAATATTTTTAAAATAATTTTCGTTTATATTCGAACGTAAACGAGTCTTGGCGTCGGTCGCTGTGTGTCTCGCCTGTGTCGCTTTGTGTCGCTGTTCTTGGTGTCTGTGTTGTGTCCCTTAGTGTCTGTGTTGTGTCTAATTCACTCGTTTTTTGAGTGATATTTTTAATCCTCATTTTGTAATCGCAGCGAATTGTTAAACCACTTATTTATTGAGTGGAATACCACACGTCACCAAGAATTATTAAACCAATTTTTAACTTAAACCAAACCCGTTTTCAGGATTATAATAATCAACTTCATCATTATTATTAAGTTCAATATAATAATAATCATTATAATAATCACTTTTATTTTTAAACGCCTTTAGTTTAGTTTCAAGAATATTAATATTATTATAAACCCCTAATAAGTCATTATTATCATCATTATTATTAACACCGAAAAGAACGAATAATTTATTAGGCATAGTTTTTTCCCCTTTAGTGGCTTACAAATATGATTATACCCGAAACGCCAAAATAGTCAAGAAAAAAGTAATAGTAAACGAGAAAATAAATTTAATAGTAAACGATTAAGTTTACGTTCGTTGGGGGTTGACTTTTTCTCAAAAATAGGGTACACTCTAGGGAGTGGTTTGTTGAGGCGGGTTGGGTCTACCACTTAGTTTACTAACAATAGTAAACGAAAAAAAGTAATAGTAAACGAAAAATAGTGCTTGACATTTCCACAGAATACGGTATAATCATATATGTAACGTTGAAAGAGGAACTGCTATGAGAACCCAAGAGATCCAGAATGTGATTGGTCTGTCACTGGTAACAGTTGGTCTGTTAGTGTTCGTTGTTCTTACTCAGATACTGGATGTGATACAATGATGGATGGAACCAAGACAGTAGTAGTGTCTGTTAGGTTAACTGTACCAGAGGATATCCATATGCAAGAGCTCGTGAATGAGCTTGGGTATCAGTTTACGTTCGTTGATGAGAATGGTAAAGAGAGTATCTTTGACTCAGAGCTAACCAATGCAGTGGAGTATGCATGATGAGAGTGCAGACCTATAACCTGAAGATTGCATTCTATGATGAGAGCAATCATCTACAGTATGCAACGTTTACTAACATCTCTCGAAAGGCTGTGGAGTACTACAAAGAGTACTATCGAGAGAACTATGTAGTGAAAGCTCTTAATGTTCGTTAAACCACTGAAAAATGGAGTGAAATACCCTAAGTCACTGATTTTGAACGTGAAATAAAAAAAGTAATAGTAAACTTTAAGTTTACGTTCGATAGGGGTTGACAAATCTGGAAAATAGGGTATACTGACAATATAAGATGATGGAATGGAGTGATGTGAATGTCTAAACGTGATGATGCTATCCAAATCATGAAAGCTAACGCTGAACTGCCTATGCGCGATGTGGTCGCTCTGATCGCTGATCGTATCGGTGTTACTGATGCCAATGCTAAATCATACTATCGCTGGATCGTTGCCAATGGTAAGGCTCCAGGCACTGTCGAGCCATCTACTCGTGGCCGTAAGACAGTCACCAACAAGACACCAAAGGCCAAAACAGTCAAGCCAATGAAGTTCCCCAAGGTGCTTCTGACTGACAAGCCAAAGGTCACTGACAAGACAGTGGAAGAGCTTGCTGACATTAAGGCAAAGAACCTCGCACGTCTTAAGGCTGTTGGTAAGAAATACATGAAAGGCCAGTATGCTGAGCCACGTGTCTCTGATGAGCCATTTGATGAGTCTGCTGTTCCCACTCTTGAGGCAGAGCTTGACTCTTTCAAGGCTCCAGCGTTCCTCTCCAAGGACGATGTGAAGGCTCTGGTCTAACACTATCTGCAGTGCGATGCAGCTGGGGGTGTCTCTTGGCATCCCCGCTCTTCTTAGATGGGTACAGGCTCGTGCGGGCGAGGCGCCGGTAAAACTGACGCCCAAACCTTGTGTAAGCGGAAGCCATTGTGACTTGCAAGCGAGCAATGGCAGTGAGCATAGTAAACCTGTATCCTTCTAAGAAGAGTAAACCACTACTTTTTTAAGTGGAATGTTTACGTTCGAATATAAACGAAAATTATTTTCAAAATAAGTAATTTTAGGGGTTGACATTTCCAGGATTTCAGGTATACTGAGTATAGTTGATGATGAGGTGATGAAATGAACGTATACGCTGTATTCCATGCCACCAGCTACGAAGGATCTGAACTCTTGGGAATCTATCAATATCTCTCTCAGGCACAGGAAGCTGAGTATGCCTGGAGACTCCAGTGGGCCGATCATGCTCTGTATACTGGAAACAGTGCTTGGACTGAGATTCGTGAGATTGCTCTTGGGGCTGCTCCTACTAATGATGCTGGAAAGATTGTGGAGGATAAGTGATGGCTTACTTGAATGCTCTCGATGCGGACTCTGGATGGGTCGTCGTATATGTAACCATGGACGAGGTGAACTGGACTGGCCCTTCTAGTTCTCTCTGGATCGTTCCGGGCACTCTACACGAAAATGCGAGGTGGTAATATGACTCTTATGGAAGAGTTCGCGAGATTCGACAGTCGACTCATAGAGGACGATGTTTGGCTGATCTGGCTCGGCATGGCTCTCTGGGAGGAATGATCATGGCTGAGACCGTACTAGGGCTGCTCCTCGTCCCCGTCATATTCGCGGCGGTGGTGGCGATCGATAGGTACTTTGGAGACTGGTGATGGACTTATCTTTCAACGACTACGAGCTGACGCTCATGAGCGAGGAGGAGATACTCGACAAGGCCGTCCGGCTGTATACATTCTTGTCTGAGAACTACAAAGACGTCACTATGCAGTCGTGCATCCGAGACGTGATCAGGGCGTACGCGTCCTACAACCCGGACGAGGAGAAGGTTGGGTTGTACGCATGAGTGATCTCATAGAAAAGATTAACAATGATAAGATCGTCTTGGAAGAACTAAAAGAGTCCTATCGCGAGACGATCCGGATCGACGACGACGAGGCGCTGCTGAGTGCACTCAACGCGGTGATCTCATACTATTCTACTCATGAAGAGTACCAGGAGTGGATAGTAGAGAAGAATAAATTGAGGGAAAAGAAATGACTGACCATGCAGACCTTGTTGAGAGATTGCGTCGTGACGGTATTGCTGCCCGAGACACATTGAAATGTGTGGAAATGGCGCCTACGGTTGACCCAGAAGATGCGCTTAAAGCCGCCGATGCCATTGAGTCATTGCAAGGTTTAGTTGAGCGATATGAAAGCGAAAAAGATGTTCACGAATATGAGCAGAAAACTCTTTGGGCTTGTGTTGATGCGCAAGGAAAACGTATTGAAGAACTAGAGGCAGCACTAAAGCCATTTGCTGACGCCAGCGACCTTCATCTTGGCAGCGATGATATGTCTATAGCGTTTCGTATAATCATCGGAAACTTACGCCAAGCCCGTAA